GTCTACGGCAGCGAGGCCCTAGACTTTGGACTCCCCCCTCCCCAATAGATTTTTGCTCGCTTGTATGGCCTGCTCAGCGCTCAGAGAGAACATTCCCAAACCCACCATCTTCTCTTGCGGTCTTCCTTGAATGGCACGATTCACATAACGCAGCCCAATTGTTCTCACTGTCCCAGAACAGCCTTTGATTGCCGTTGTGCGGGACAATATGATCGACCTGACTCGACGCCACTAATTCCCCACGGCTCTCATGATCCACACAAAGCGGATGACGCCGAAGATAAGCTGCTCTTGCTTTCTGCCATCTGCGTCCATACCCACGCGCATTCGCATTCAACCGATCGGCATTCTGTTCTTTGCTGAGTTCTCTTCGATGCTTCGGACAATAACCACTTTCCACTAACGCCCCACATCCAGGACGTGGGCAGGGGCGCTTAGGACGGAACGGCATAACTTTTAAGACCGTTTGAGTCGACTCTCTTTTAATGCTTTGTTCTTGTATTTAGCCCGGCGACGTGGTTTAGGTTTGACTGGCTTTTTCGGTACTTTTGGATAGGTTGGCATATAAAAAAAGCCGCTTCTGCGGCTTCAGGGGATATTTTCCCAGACTAGGGAGATGGGCGCACTTTTAATACCAAAATGCACAATTGTCAAGAGTTCAGCGCCTTAACAGTAAAATTCATAGGAACTCCGCAACCCAAGCCGGTGACGGTGTAATTGTTACGAATTGTTACGGCTCGACCTATCAATAATTCTTGTCTACCCCATTGGAGCTCGTAGCTTTCAGCGCCTGCCACAGGATCCCAGGAAATAATGAGGTCGCCGTCTCCTGGCGTCACCCACAATGACCCGGGAGGCATTATTAGCGTATCACGCGGCACAATTCGCATGAGCGAATCGGCGCGCACAACTACCGGTGCCACACCAAGAACGAGAATCGATTGGAGGAAACCGCGGCGGTTCACGTTCCAATTTCCTCACAAACAATATCGCTCACGCCGATAAGAATGGGAGCCAATACTGCATGCATTTGTTCTGGGAAATGCGCCCACACGCGTAAATCGGCATCAGCGTCGATGTCCTCAAAAATCACCATCGTTTCTATCGACTCACAATGCAAAAAATGGCCTTTGCTGTCGCGATAACTCACAACATAACGATCCGCACCGGAGGATTCATCCCAGCTTATTTTGAAGAAGCGTTTTTTCATGGCGCCTGCTCTTTGTCCTGTTCACGCTGCGGCAAATTGAGTACAGCCGGTGCCGTAATGACATGCACTGCTGCCGGCATATCCGTATTGCTTTTTACAGCAAGATAAATCGCCATTTCACCGGTATGGTAAGTGGCCAAATGCTGCAGCAATATCCATTGCTCGCCTTGGTACTCGATGGCTTTCCCGCAAGTCATCATCTGCGCGATTTCGCCCAAACTAAACATTTAGAGATAAGCCAAAAATGTGCTCAAAGCCCATAAGCCGGAAGTTGCGGCCCATCCGCGAACGCCGAGGCTGACGTTATGATCCAATATGCCAAACATTGAAATAATGATGCCGGCGCCAGATAGAAACAACATCGCAGTCGTATGCATTCTATTTCTCAATCACCCCAGCCGCAGCCAGCGCATCGGTAATTTCAAGCATCGCCCGGTCCTCAAGCTTCCAAAGCATAGCTCGCACGCTTCGCCACTTCGGTGCCACTGTATTGCGGTGCACCCCGAATTTAAAGGCGATGAATACAAGTGTCAGCGACTTGCCGAAATGCTTTTGCACCAGCGCATCAATGAGCCGACGGCTATGCATGCCAGTGCCCAATGTCGCGATCACAACATCGAGAATTTCCAGACGCGCCGCAATCCATTCTTTGGGATCCGAGGCAAAACGCGTAATGATGATGTTGCGCTCTGCTCTGTTCAACATATCCACTTCTGCGCGGATCATGCCGGCTTGCGCGGCCGCGTCCAATCCCGAAAGACCATGGCCGTACAGGCGTTCCTCGAGCGTGCGAAAAAATGTGGATTGAGCATAGTCAACTCGCTGACGAAAGGCAAAGTAAAGCGCAGCATTGGCATGACGGAAAAGCGGCTCAGATCGAATGACTACGGACAAGGGCGCACCCATATCATTTCTCGTCTTTCATCTCGATCTCATTTAAATGCTTTTGTACCTTCAAGACTCGATTTATATCCTGGGCCAATTTATCAAAAGGGAGTTGATAGAGCATCAGTTTTTCTTCTTCGGTTTGTTTGATGAGAACGTAGGATAACTTCCGGTTGCCAGGATATAAACGCGCCGCGCCAATGTATCAAGTTCTCGAATAAGCTGTTCAGCAGTGAGTATGCGCGGCCAATTTTGAGCCGAGTAAGCGACCGCCTCTTTAATTTCTTTCGGTAGTTCGGTCATTCCTCGATCTCCTCTCCGTATTTGCTTGCAACTTTACAACGCATCGCAGCAATAAGCGCAGTCTGCCCATGCATCCAGAGCGGCACATTAGGCGGCGTTTGCCATCGCGGTCCAGCATCACCACCAGGATCAATCCAACCATCCATGCCAGCACACCAATCGCCGTCACCGCTTGGGGTAATAATCATCTTATCGGTCTCGATAATTGGCCCACCTTGTGACCAATCAATCGACGGAGTCCAATCTTTAACATGGCAACCGGCGTTCGCACCTTCCGCCGCAAGGCCACATAATTCCTCAGGAACCTCGGCGCTAAAACGGTATCCCATCACCCTCGCTACCCAATAGTCGAGTTTCGCGCCTTCGAGTTCAGAGACTTTGAATTTCATTCCTTAATCCATTCCCCATTTTGCGCAATAAATATATCGCGTGGCTGAGCGTCAATGGATTGCAATTCTATTCTTGTAGCCGGATACAAATAATATTTTTTCTCCGAACCATCATCACGATTAAGTAAGGTCACTATCACGGCAGCACAGTCATTCGTCATTCATCGTCTCCGTCAATTCTTTCATCTGTTTGCGGGTCCGTTTTTCCTTTCCGCCACGATAAGGCCCGAATTCGAGCGCGCGGTCGCGATCAGCGATTCTTCTTTGCACTCTTTTCTCGGCTTCGTTCACTGATCTCGCGCGCACCGTGTGCCAATACGGGCCGATGTCCGGCAGGCTCACCTTGCAGCGCCAATACCCGCGTTCCATGCTTTCGCAGGATTCTACGATTGCGGCTGGGTCGGCCATTGCCTAATACCCTATGCTCTCTAGCCAGTCGGCGATTTGTTCGCGGGTCATGCGCTCACTATCATTGCGAAAAGCAATCTCGCCGATCAAATTAACCTTAGGCGTAATTCGGTCATAGAGGCACGGGAAAAATCGGAAGAAACTAACATCATGAGTCAACGATATACCCACGGCATCCAATGCCGCCCCTATTGCACAACTACCGCCATCTTTAGCTATCGCCCCGAAACACTGCGGCTTCATCTTCGCCCCCAACCGCATCCAGAATGAGAGAGGAAAGAGCTTTGCCTTTTCCTCAAGCGTAAGTGGTCTCTCTTGTTCCAATACTTCCGGTGATTCGAGTTTCATTTGCTGGCCTCAATAGAAATCTCGATGTCGAAACCTTTTTCATGCAACTCTATTTGGACTCCTCCAGTTGCTACCGGCACACATTGCCAAGCCCAAAGCGGTAACGAATCAAGCAATTCTTTAGCCTTCTTCACCGCTTTCGGGTTAATCGGGTTTGCGCCATACGAATCCCACCCTTGTGGCAATTGCAGCATGTCATCTAGTAGTTTTTGTTTAGAACTCAACCAGCTTGGCATTTCATCGCGCTCCTTTCGCAAGACTCTACGATTGCGGCGGGTTTAGACACAACCCATGTTCGACGTTCGTATACACTCGGATATTCCTCACTGGCTGCGAAGTCGGTTCATACCCAACGTGCAATTTCAAATGTTCAAGTAGTGCGTCCAATCGCCGCTCTTGTCACTCAAGACGCTTGTGCAGCTCTTCAAGCTCTCGCTTGTTCCGTCTGAATATCATCGCGCGCCTTTCGCACTTAAAAGTGATACGCTGACTTCGACCCGAGGAATGCCTGCGTAGCGTTTCGAAATACGCGCCTCGCAGATTTGCGAATCATCGCGAAAGACAATGGCATTCATCCCGTCTTCGATCGCCTTCACAACATTGGAATAATCCGGTTTGGTTGTTGGCATGACATTGCCATTGACTGCCGCGAGCTTCTTTTTGTTCGACCAGCTCTGCGGGATGGAAAGAAGAATTTCAACTCCCAGCATAAGCGGACCTTCAAGAGGCGGTCGTCCACTCATTGCTTCGTGTGCGATTTGCGACACCAAGTTTTCATACATCACCGTCTTCGCATCAGAATGTTGAATGACGATGGGGCGCCCATTCTTGAGCACTGGCCGACCCCCGCGCATGAGCGGCGCGCTGCGGTGACGCGCTTTGCCTTTCGGTTCGCCGGGGACGGTGAAGCGGATGACTTCAAGCGGCGGTAGCACATATCCGAGAGGGTTTGTCGCATTGGTCACACTGGCACATCCGGCCACTATTCCCGGATTCAAGGCTTTCAGTTCAAAGTCGCCGGTCAATGTTGCCCTCCAGATAACCGCTGCCGAATTCTGTCGCGAAGCGCATTGAACTCCTCGCCAGGTCGCGCTTCGATTCCGAGTTCTTTCGCTTTGCCGAGTGTCGCCTGTTCGCTTGTCCACCAAGGCGTTTTGCCGTTTCCCTTCATCTCCGGTTCCTTCCGCACCCAATTGCGCCAAGTGAGCTCCCAATCCACTTTTCTGGCTTGTGCACCTGGCTTTGCAAGCCAATAATCCCTGAAGGTGATGGCTACTTGTTGCATGTCATCCTCGCTCCATGCCGGATGTTCTTTTATAGCCCATTCCTTCCATGAATCAGGTAATTGCCAGTCTTTTGCTAGTCGCGTTCCGCGTTCCTTGCTGCGGTCGCGTATTTGGCGCGACATAAGCTTTTCTTTTTGATTCTTGGTTATTGGTTCTTGGCTTATGGCTAATGGCTTATGGCTAGCATTACGCTTTGGTATTCGTTCGCATTGCGTTCGCATAGCGTTCGCATCGCTTTTTTTATGCGTTGGTATATGCGTTCGCATCCACCGCGATTCTGCTGAAGATTTAGCGTGCAACGATATCATCGACCATTTCTCAATCTCCTCGTCAGCTCTTTTGTTGTGCCGCAATCCGTCCTCTGAAATTGGAAAAAATTGGCCTACTACGTTTTGCACCGCTTTCTGCTCAGCTTTACTCATGGCTCGAGTAAACCGATAAATCTCGGTAATCTCGGCTGGCAATGGCCGTTCGGTTGCATAGTAATAATCCAGCAGCAAGGCATAAGCACCATGTTCCATCATCGGTAAATGCGGCGTGTCTTTGGAGTAGTCGCCAAGATGGCGCTTGTAGAAATTCACCGAAGCTCCATCCCGAGCTGCACCGTGCGCTGGGCTTGCGGTTCATCGTTAAACATCTTTTCTTGCCGTTGCGCGTTCTCAATACGCTCGCGCTCATTGATTTGCTCGGAGCCAAATGCGTACGCTGCGGATTCACCGATTACCGTGCGCTCGATATCAACCATATCGACCCGACGAAGAAGCGTCGCGCTAAGAATGGGCAGTATGTTTGGGCGCATCGCTTTGCGGATTGGAAGGCCAATGCTGGGAATATCGAGCTGCTGTGTGCTAACTGTCATCGCCTACATACCTGGGAGACTCGCGGTTTCGGACCGCGAGCAGGGCTCGTGCTCAAATAGGCGCTGTTGACGTTGTGCCGCTTCAATTCGTTCGCACGCAATCTGGAAATAGCGTTCCTCTATTTCCACGCCGATAAACTTGCGACCTAGATTCATACAGGCAACGCCGGTTGTGCCAGAACCCATGAAGGGATCAAGGATTACGCCATATGTTTTTTTGCAGAGCGCTATCGTCAACTCTACTGGTTTCTCTGCCGGATGATTTCTCACTTCAATTCCGACTGGCGGTGTTCTAAGTACATCGCCATCGCCAGTCGGAAGCGGTTTAGCGTCGCAACGCTCGCACCACAAAATGATCTCGTGCTGGTGTCTCCATCCGTAACCGTTTATAGAATTTAACTTGTCCCAAATCAAAGGACGGCATGATTTACATATTCCGTATGCATGCCAATAAAAAAGCGGATAACTCTGTCCATCACAGAAAATATATAAAGACCCATCCAGAGAAACGATCCGGTCGAGTTCTGTGAAAAAAGAACGCGCCCAGTGTTCAAGAATTCCAAGGTCGGAAAAGGTACGGCGAAACTTTGTCCGCGTCTGATAATGCGATGCTGGTAAGAAATATGGCGGATCAGTAATCACCGCATCCACCTTGGATAAGGTCGGCAGGATTTCCAAGCAATCTCCGCGATGCAAAATCGCTTCGCCGATCTCAACTTTTTCAAATGGCATCGCTCACCCGCCAAATATTCCGCTCACGCCCTCGGCCACGTACATTCGGAAACGAGCCCATGACTTGGGCATATCCGTCCTTTTGCAATTCGTGAAGAGCTGAGCGCACAGCTTCAGTACGCAACCCCGTTTCTTCGGCCAAGTCTTCTACCGTTGCCGGCGCCTTCGCGAGTTCGTCGAGGATGCGGGCGAGTTGTTTCATGCTGAACACACTCTCTTGAATGCGGTTATCGTATCTGCGTACCACTTTTTATGGCCGCGTTCCAACCGAGAAAGATGGCCTGCAGTTATATTGAGTCTGCGCGCCACTTCTCTGCCGCTTAATCCGCTTGTGATGCGCAGTTCCCGCATAGTTAAGCCGACTCTCTTGTGGTCAAGCGCTCGTCCAGTGCCATCGCAGTGCTGGCACTTCACTGTATCGAGCTGCTTCATGCCGCCTTTCTCACGATTGAATCAACAAACTGAATGCGTTCGCCGATCCACCGCACCACAGGAACGGCGAAAGAATTGCCGAGCGCTTTGTAACGCGGTCCATCTGCAGCTGGCTTGCCGCGATAGGGAATCAGCGTGTAGTTATCCGGCAGGCCCATCAATCTTTCACACTCGACGGGCGTGAGTCGGCGTACCGATATGCCGTGCGCAACTGCCGGATACCCCTGACCAGGCTTGCCACCGCCGACCTTGAGACAACCGGCTGTATCGTTCAAGGTAACTTCAGCGCGCTGATTTTCGTGAAATGCGATCGCCACCTGCCCGCCAGCATTCGCATGGCTTCCATCGTGCCCCATCGCGCGCAGACTCGGGGCGATTTCGCTCATATCCGCGCCGTGGTCTTTGCAGGAGAAGGCGATTGCTGCCCTACTGCCATAACAACCGCCGTTGTGTCCGGCGCGCAATGCAGGTGCTGTATTCGCGTCGTTGTGTTTGCCCGGATCGTTGGGATGAAATGAGGCGACCAATGGTGTTCCCCGCCCCGTCCCATCCTCGCCCGCATCGAATCCATCAGCCAGTAATGCATGCGTAACCAAGTTGTAGCATTCATCTCCTGCGGGACCGCCTGTGCCCTTCGACCACTTGCTGCTGATAGCGCCAGTTATGAGACCTACTGAGTTTGAGCCGGGACGCGGATGACTCCGAACAGTGTCAGCCACTAATCCACCATCGCAGTCGAAGTCGGTTCCGAGTCCGCCGCCGCCTTGAGTGCGCGCGCTAATTGTTGGGGCAATATCTTCCCGCGCTTCTCTGCTCGGCGCAGGATTCCACGACAGGCTTTCGCGCTCAAAAAGTACCGCTGCAACACATCGCCAGTCTCCAAGATGGCCGACAACGAACACGCGGCGCCGCCGTTGGGGAACTCCGAAGAATTGAGCGTCAAGAACTCGGTAGGCGAACCCATACCCGAGTTGCCCCAAGATTCCGAGAAAGGCTCCAAAAGTCCGTCCTCGGTCGTCAGACAAAACTCCGGGCACGTTTTCCCATACCACCCAGCAGGGCTTATATCGCTCAACAACTGCAAGATAGGTGAGCGTGAGGTTGCCACGCGGATCATCCAGCCCGCGCCGAAGTCCGGCGACACTGAAGGATTGGCATGGGGAGCCGCCAACGATAAGGTCAATTGCGTCATGATCTGGCCATTTTGCGAACTCCGTCACATCGCCGTAATTGGGTGTGTCCGGGTAATGATGTTTGAGTAGCGCACAAGGGAATTTCTCGATTTCGGAAAATGCGACTGCATGCCATCTGAATGGCTTCCAAGCGACGGTAGCGGCCTCGATTCCCGAGAAGAGCGAGAGATAATTCATACCCATTCCCGCTTTATCCGTAAGTATTCGGATGGCTTCATGCTCTGACTAACTTGAAAGTTCAGTCGCCTTCCGCAGCACGGTGTCTTTTCCACACTGCCTAGCTCAACGAAATACTCTTCGTCGTTAACAAACCTTTGTTTCAACCATTCCGTAGCATGTTTCTCGTCCACGAAAATGTATTGATCCAAGAGATCTCCACCAGGAATACGCAAGCGGACTGCGGACACTCGTTCACATTCCATCTAAAACGACTCCGGCCTAGCAATCGCGCGGACCAGCGCCATGAACCCTTGTTGCAAGTGCGTCTTACCAATCGCGAGCCAGCGCGAATCGTACTCAAGCTGCTCCAGGTACTTCATAAGATTCTCAACCTTATCGGCCTGCGCTTTCACGTCGTTGATGTCCACGATCTCATTCGGGGACAACTGCCGATAGCCCTTAATGTCCATTGCCATGTCCTTTCATTTGTTTGTAACGCCTCGCGCTTTCCTTAGCCCCCTGGTGCGGCATGTACTTACCCGAACCGTTGTGCACGTGCGCTGAGAAATGCGACTTCTGCATTCCGCTCTTGCGCCCCTTCCCGCGTTCACGAACCTTGAAGCCATCGAGCGCCGTGTTCGCGAGTGCGCCCATGCTGCCGAAGGCGTTCGCCATGATGAGCGCTGCGCGTAAGCGCGAGATGGGTTGCTTGGCTTTGGTCATCGCCCCGCCACAATAAACGCTTCATGCTCTAACCTGACTAATCGAGCGACCGCTTCAAAGTGATCATCGCAGTTGCCATGCAATTTCATTTCCCGAACTTCGGCTTTAGCTTCGGCAATAGCCTTTTCTAACTTACTTTGCTCTGGTCTCTTTCCGCCATTCCATGCCCTGCGGTACTTTTTTGGCCTACGTATATCTAGCGGCATTTATTTTCCTGTAACAATTAACGCCCACACTGCAAGGTAAACGCACGCGCTGATCCAAGCAGCACTCGCGACGGCAAAGGCAATTCCAGGCCCGTCAAAAAAAACCGCGCGTTCCGTGTGTGGACGGATGACGCGGGGCAAGGAGGAGACGTTGCTGGTGGATACGGCAGGCGTTTGGTTGCGGCCTGCCAGCGCAACTTCTGCGATCCTGTCAGGGATTCGCGCAGAGTTCGGTACTTTCTGCTTCAGATAAACTACAGTTGCGCTCATGTCGGTCTCCTCCGCGCTTGAGTTGACAACTCCTGTTACATAAACAACGCCATCGCTAATCCAGTTATAAACGTGCCAGCAAGATAGCCGTATAGAAATCCAGAGAACACGCCTATCTGCGGCTCATCTTTGTATGCTTCTTCCGGCAGTAGGGGATTCAACACTGCGGGCTTGCCATCATCATGTTTGGCTAGGAAATCAATATCACGCTCATACCATTCAAACCGTGGACTCATGGGAGATGCTCCTTTGAGATAAAGCACGATTGGCTGGATTTACGCACATTGCTACCAGCCCATCGCCCTCGGCCCGGTCCAGTGCATAGACCGGCCAAGCCACTTTCTTTGGTTGCGGGGCAAGATTTGAACTTGCGACCTTCGAGTTATGAGCCCGACGTTCTGCCAATTGAACTACCCCGCTAATTGTTTTCACTTCACCACCTTAAAACTCTCGCCAGACGTTGTGTCCTCGCGCGGCGCTGCATCAGGACGTTCGGATCTCAAAAGACCTTGAAAACCCTTATCGGCGAACGTAACAAGCGCTTGATATTCACGATCATTGATCCTGCGGTACCCATCCGGCTCATCCACGACTACGCTTAACATGCAGGCACGGAGAAATGTTTCGATACACTCAGGATTGCTGAGACGGAATGGGATGTCACCGGATACCATTTTTGTGACTGTGGACCGATCTTTGCCGAGCGCGTCAGTGATCGCCTGATGACCAACAATTGCGATCTGGCGCTGAATCAATAATCCCAATTCGCTTGGCATATATTCACCAATTGCTCACAATTTGAGCACCTTGCTGCCTAAAAAGTGTGCAAGCTTGGGGCTTGCTAGGTTCCAGAATCACCGGTTATCGTCGTACCATGGAACAAAATGCGCCACGGAAATGCCTTCTGCATATGACTTAAAAACATCAATGCGCGATTTTTATGCACTACGCACTTTTGGTTGCAACAAAAGCTCAAAGCTCATTCGCTTGTTAGAAGCGATAACGAGTTCGTGAGCCAAATCGACAGAGGGACGACGATGACCGTATGCGATTTGGCTGAAATACGCATAATTTGTCCCCGCTCGTTCAGCGACGCGGGCCGCTTCTTCCTTCCCGAAGGTCTCTAAAAATGTTTTTGCATCCATGGACGATATACTAGCGACTCGGATAGTAGCAAAACGCTATTACGATAGCAATAGCACTTTGCGTATTCCTACGCATAGCAAACTGCTATGTAATGCGCTCATGGAGATTCAGGAAATCCGGCGTCGGAAATTGCTCGCACTCCGAGCGGAATACAAAACATTTGAGGCGCTTGAAGATAAAACCGGCGTTGCCGCTTCCTATCTGAGTCAGATTAAAAACGGCACCCGCAATATGGGTAATAGGGTAGCGAGGAAAATTGAGTTAAAAATAGGGCAGCAACGTGGATGGATGGATAGGGCCGACGAAACCTCGTTGCCTCAGGACGAATTAGCTTTATTGCTGCAATATCGTCAAAGCAAAGAGAGTGCCCTTAAAGAAGCGCGCGCAAAAAGGAAGAAAAAACCAACCGGACCTGAAATGCGATAAACATGCTTTGAGTAAAGGCAAAGAAACACTTGACATCCTACGCGAATCGCGTATCATAAGGCTATGAACTCAACCAAACAAGGAAACGAAATGTTCATATACCGCCCAACACTCCGCCCCGCTTCTGTGTTCACGCTTCCCCGTGGGATCACTTGGGAATTCGTGGAAGCACCTTGGGACATCGCGCATATCCGTAATGACCTCCCGCGAGGAAAAACCCGTTACGGTCTTATCAAGATTGACCGCCGGTTGACCGACGAAGAACGCGCCACTTTTGATTTAGTCGTCGCCTAATACTTGCAAACCATCATTTTCACGGGAAATGGGGTAACTCCTTCGAGTGATGCCGAAAAGCCCCTCATGTCATCGGCTGCATTGAAACAGCGCGCGACAACTGGAACTGGGACGAAAACGAAGACGACGAGGCATCCGCAATTCACGCCGTCCTTGACGATCTCACGTTTTACAAATCAATGTGACCGCCGCCGAACTTAAATCCCGCCGTGCCGCGCTCAAGCTATCGCAGTCAGAGATGGCCGAGCGCTTGCGCGTTAATCTGCGCACCTATCAAGCCTGGGAAGGCGGGCGATATAGTCTGCCTGGGCATCTGGAGCTGGCGCTGCAATATCTGGAGCAAGGATCGAATAGGAGAGAAAGATGAGAAAAGCAAGCAAGAAGCATCAATGAAAAGCACCATTCTATTGTCCACACTCTTGATCGCCTCGTGCGCCTTGAGTCCAGAACGAATCTCCACTGCGGATTCCGTTGACTTATGCGAACGCTACAGCAATGCGTTCTTAACGAGCCCCGAGATCAAGGCCGAACTGATTCGGCGCAACGCCATCACTGACCGCGAATGGCAAGCGATCAACGAACAGACTGTCTTCGTCGGCATGAGCGAAGCTGCCCTGGCATGCTCGTGGGGCATCCCAGATCGAGTCAACAAAATCATCACCAATTACGGAGCGACGAAGCAATGGGTATACCGTTATCCTGGTTACAACGTCACCCAGTACGGTTTTGCTTATACACAGAACGGTAAAGTCATCGCGGTTCACGGTCGATGATTGACTAGCCATTTAGTAAAATTCCATTTTTTAGACCCGCTTCGGCGGGTTTTTTTATTGAAAGTAGCAGAACGCTATTGACTAGATAATAGCATTTTGCTACTCTTCCCAAATCATGTCACAACGATTGGGGAGAATCCAGAGTATGTCCCAGGAAGCCGCGGTGGATGCCGCAATCGCGCGCGCCAATCAACTGCGCTGGAATCGCCTGGAACGGCTGCCGAAATACTACACCGAGATCACAACGATGTGCGCCGGCCAATTGGCGCAGATCGAAATCGAAGTCATCTACACCTGGCACGAAAGCTTGAAAGGCTCGTGGGAACTTGGTGGGCAGCAGCTTGAGCCGGATGAGCCAGCGTTCGCCGAGATTGAATGCGTACGCGAATCCGATAGCGGCGCCATCGTTACTTGGTTAAGCGAAAGGCAAATTCAGGCGCTTGATTACGCAATTCGTCAACGCCTAAATCAAGAGAAGTGCGATCCCGATGATTGATGCACGCAACGCCCTCCGCGCAGCCCTTATCACCTTCGCGCTCGCGATGGCGTTCGCACTTTGAGAAGTTGTGACGTGAAAATTATCACAAGATTAGTTTACCCGCCGATTCCTGACCGTCGCTTTGATTGGTGCGCCTTCTACGACGGCGAAGAAGAGCGCGGGAATTACGGATGGGGCAGGACAGAGCAAGAGGCCATTGATGACCTGCGCGCGCTAGTGGAAGCCCAATGAGCGCCATCCGTCAAGTCTACGAGCTGTTCCAGGACAAGAGTAAATGGACAACCGGAGAATTCGCGCGAGATAACTCAGGCTACTCCATGAGCTTCGATAGCCCGGATGCTGTTTGCTGGTGCTTACATGGCGCTCTCGATAAATATGCAAGCAACCCCAGAGACTTCATAAAGTTGCGCTCCATTCAGAAACAACTCTATCCAGACGCAAATAGCTTGGCATGTTTAAACGACCGCTACGGCTACGACGCCGTCATGAAGGTTCTGGAAACTGCTTTAGCGGAAGAGCAATGAACCCGCACGAATTCTGCAAGCGCTGCCACTGCTGCACAGTCATTTACGAGGAATGCGATTACTGCGGCGGCGAAGGTTATAGCGGCCACGATTGCGGCGAGGACACGTGTTGCTGTCTCGACCCCGAGGATAACCTGCGGTGCGACATCTGTCGCGGTCGTGGCGGCTTTGAAGTATGCATTGGTCGGTGCGATGCAAATGGCCTTCATGACCCCGCATGAAAATACTCTGCTTGAGAAGCTGATCGCTGCAACTGTAGCGCTGCTTATCGTAATGCTGCTGTTTCTCGGTGGCTGCAGAGCCGATGCCATGGAAGCCAGAGTAGAAGGCCAAGAGTACGGAATCTTTTTCACTGCCGACGAAGCGCAGGCGATTGTGGATTCGCTCGAAGAATTGACCGAGGAAAACAAAATGCTGCGCGAGCTCGTACGCGAACTCGACCTCAAACAGATTGAGCGGGCTTCGATGAGCAGGACATGTTTGTGAACAAACAATATCTCGGTGATAGCGTCTACGCCGAATTTGATGGTTACGCCATCATGCTGACCACTGATAACGGCTACGGACCAACGAATACAATCATTCTTGAGCCGGATGTGTTGGGAGCGCTGAATAAATATGCCAATTTCGTAAATCAAATAAAGGAAACTCAATGAAACCCGAAATCGGCCGCTACTACATTCTGAACGCAAACGCGGAGCACTACACTTTCCCGCGCGGCGAACCAGAACGCTTCCGCAGACTCGCCTGGAAGCAAGAGCGCAATTGGTGGGATTGGCTAATCGGCGCGATAGGCATCGTCGGATTGCTCGCTTTTCTTCTGTTCTTTCGCGTGGCGCCGGTGCTTGCCTAAATTCTATGAGTGATCAATCCATGCGCCTAAATCACACGGTCGCGCAGGCCAGCAAGCTGGCCAATGTCGGCATAACGAAGCTTTACGAAGAAATCACTTCTGGTCGCCTTCGGTCCTTCAAATTCGGTCGCAAAAGACCAATACCTCATGAGGCACTTCTAGCATGGCAGCATCATCTCGAAGATGCGAGTCGCAGAGAATGATACCAAGCCGGAATTCCTACTTGATCGAAGGGTTAGAAGGACAACGAGGGTACGGAGGTTCGGTATGAATCGGAAGTCAGCAGGCGTCGTCGTGCAATTCGCAGCACCAGAGCCAGAGCACATCACCATCAAAAAAACGGCCGACTTATGTTGGCGGCTCGTAAACCAGACGGCGCAAGCATGGATCGAGATGGGTTCGCGCTTGAACGGCCTTAAGATCGTGCTTCAATCGGATGAACACAAGTGGCTTGCGGCCTTTGGTGAGACCACTGGTCGCACCAAAGTCGCCGATAACGCATTCCCATTCGGGAGTGATACCGCAGATCGGCTCATCAAGGTGTATCACCGTTTCTCGCTACATGGCACTGGTGAGAATGCATTCTCACCAAAAGAACTACCACCTCACTGGGGAACCCTGTATGAGCTATCGCTATTGAGCAATGATGAACTTGCCGCCGCAAAGGAAAAAATTCATCCGCTGATGACCAGAGAGCAGGTAAAGCGGTTGCGGGTAAAGAAGACACCGGTGAAACCAGTGGTTTCACCAAAGAAAGCGGTAATTGGGGCGCATGCGATTTACATGCGCCTCAAACCGTCCGAACTATTGCGCGAGGTAGTGGCTTTGATTATCGCTAAGGGACTCAACTTCGATGATTTACGCAAGGCATGGGAGAAAGGGCAAAAGGAGTCATCCAGATGAAACGCAAGACACACCATTCGAAGACATTGGGACAGTTAATCCCTGACCTACATATCATCCGATCCTATGTAAATGCAGACCTCGGCTGGTCCGCGGCATTGGCAGAATTCGTGGATAACAGTTTTGCCGCCGATGCGGGGGCAGCTTCTGTCATCTCATTCACGATTGGTCCCAACGAAATCACCATAGAGGATGACGGCAGCGGCCTTCAAAATGTCAACGCGCTATTTAGACTTGGGCAATCTGAATCCAAATTTTCTAAAAGTGACATAGGTCTTTATGGTGTTGGCGCTAAAGCAGCGTCACTATGGCTCGGCTATGAAATAAGCGTTGAGACCATAAAAAAGGGCTTTCTGCATCAGCACACAGTTAACTGGTCGCGGGCTAGAAAATGGCCATCCGAATATGCCGGCTCGGGGAAGCGCACTACTCGACGCAGCGGCACAACTATCACCATCAAGAAAGTGCATGCGGGCAGGTCTCGGCTCCATATGGACGCGTTGTGTCGCTTGCTCGGAATGACATTTGCGCCTGCGCTGCGTGAGGGGCGGCACATCAAGATCACGGATACGCGAAGAAAGTATCCAGTCATTTACGAGGTAGAGACCGACGAACCACCAGAACCTATATTGACACATAAGCGATCTTTCAGCGGCGAGATCAAAGGAGCCGCCTATGGCGTGTTCATTGGTGCCAAGGAAAAATACGAGAGTCGCCACAATGCATTGTTTATCAATTTCGGTCACCGCGTTATCGAGATCGACCGCAATCCTTGGAAGGATCGCCGCGCGCTGCCGATAAGTTTTTATGGCCGAGTAGATTTAGCGGATACATGGAAGACTCGTCTTTCGACAAATAAGACCGCTGTTGCCCTGTATAGGGATGAATTGCTCGACGCCATCTACGAACAGTGTAAAGACCTATTGGAATTGTTATCCGATTATGAGAAAGAGCTCGAGCTAGAATTATGTCTTGATGACATAGGTGCGCGTCTTTCTCAGGTTATGAGAACAACACGGGCAGGTGGCAAGTATGGCGGGATGGACATCATACCGATCACAACGCCTCATCAGACATATGGCAAGCCAACCCCGGAACCACGCGGCAAACTAATCAGCAAACAGGAAGGCGATCGCGATGGTGACAAACAAAGAAAAGAAAATGATCAGCCTACTCGTCTGCTTAAGATAATTCCAAGATCCTTGGGAGAAGATGCGCATCGAGTAACAGAGGAAGCCGGCACTTTTATTATTGAGCTCAATATTGATCTGAACTACGTCAAAGAGGCTATCACGAAGCCGCTTAAGGTTTCTGCGCTATGGGCAATGGTTTGCACGGCGTTGTGTTCTTATCTGCAATGGACAAATCACAGGCTAGCCAGATACTCAGAACTCCAGCCGATAGATCGATTTGCCAAGATGCTGTGCGACTATCTCAGCAGAATGCCGCAGGATTTCAAGCAATCAAAATTGCGTGATGTCTTATGAGAAAGTTACTCCGCGAGCGCGATTTAACCCGCTATGTCGCATGAGCATGACTTACGAAGAACACAAGAAGCGGCACCAAGAGTTGCATAGCGCTTTCGATGAATTGCTGGCTGATTTCATCTACCACACCGGCAAACTCCCGAGCGGGACCACACTCATGGAATTCATGGATTGGTCGCATCAGCAGACGATTGATCCGACATCAGAGAGGAAAACCAAATGATCACCAAAACTTTTGAGATTCGCGACGCGGCAACTTTTATTCCCGCGCTTGCCATCAAGCTTGAACCGGGATGCGAGGCCGATGGCTATCTGCTTGCGCGCGCAGGGTATGGCGGCACGCCAGAGAAACAATCGAGCTATGTGCTGCTGGCGAAATTGGACGGCGCTGGCGGCCCGCTGAATTACGACCGTTACAGTTGGCCAAATCGCACCATGCGCGTCGCGCACAGGCACATCATCGACAACTTCGACGAGCTTGAACCCGGTGCCGTCATTGATGTTGAATTCATTCTCGGCGAGCGCGCGGAGCCTAAGCAGTCTGAGTCCACGCTGGTGGAGTATGACTGACCGCCGCGATGGTTTAGGCGCCTCCGATGCACCGGCAGCGCTCGGCATTTCGCCTTGGAAAACACCACTTGAACTCTTCCTCGAAAAACTCGGCCAATTGCCACAACAACCGACCACCCTCGCCATGCATATCGGCAAGGCGCTTGAGCCAATCGTGCTTGACACCTTCACTCAGCAAACCGGAATGCCGGTCACTCGCCATCAGGAAAAGATTATCGACCCAGCAAACCCTTGGCGTTGGGCAACGATTGACGGTATTGCCAATGGCGCAATCGTCGAAGCTAAAACAAGTGCGACCGCGCATGATTTTGGCGAAGAGCAAACGGATCAAATTCCGCAATCGTATGTCATCCAAATCCAACATCAATTCGCAGTTACTGGATTCGTTCTAGCTTACGTTCCGGTACTCATCGCCGGCCGCGATTTCAAACTTTATCGGATAGAACGCGATGACGAATTGATTGAACTTATCACCGAATCCGAGCGCGAATTCTGGTGGCATGTCGAGCGCCAAGAGCCGCCTGAGCCGGTCACGCTTGAGGATGTTCAATTGCGCTATCGCACATCCAGGGCGATAGAAATCGAGGCCAATTTTGAAGTCATGGTTGCCGTGCAGCAGCTCGCCTCATTACGTGCGCAGATGAAAACATGCGAAATAGAAGAAAAACAATTAGAACTCTTCATCAAGCGATTCATGGGCGAAGCCGACACGCTTGTGTATCGAGGAAAGCCATGGGCAACTTGGAAGCAATGCCGTGAAATTCATCGCTTTGATAAATTAGCCTTCAGAGAAGCGCATCCGCAGATTTACGACCAATTCATTAAAACCTCGCCCGGAGTAAGAACCTTTTTGCTGAAAGGATTGAAGTCATGAACCAGCCAGAAACATTTGAACGCGATTTACCCGTCGTGGAAATGGACGCCTCAACGCTCGCGCAATTAAATGCCAGCGAGATCAATATGCAGGTCACTACCGCCAAGCGCTATCCGCGATCCATCAAGCAATTCCGCGACGAAGCACTGGCCATGGTCTCACTCAACGAAACCATCGCCGAGGAATGTTTCTATGCGCTGCCGCGTGATAACAAGGTCATCGAAGGACCGAGCGCACGGCTCGCCGAAGTGTTGGCATCGGCTTGGGGCAATTGCTATGCCGCTGCGCGCATCGTTGATGAAGGCGAACAATTCGTCACTGCACAAGGGATTTTTTGGGACATGCAGAGAAACGTCAAAATTGGATACGAAATCAGGCGCCGGATCACGGATAAGCATGGGCGACGCTATAAAGCCGACATGATCAGCGTTACCGCCAATGCGGCATGCTCGATCGCGTTACGCAATGCCATCATGAAAGGAATTCCCAAGGCATTCTGGAATGACGTCTACGCCGCCGCGCGTAAAACCGTGATGGGCGATTTCAAGACGCTCGAGAACCGCCGCGCAGATGCGATGAAGGCATTCCAAGGTTTTGGCGTTTCTGAAGAACGAATTTTTGAAACGCTGAATGTGACTGGACGCGAGGACATCACGCTGGAGCATCTAGTCATTTTGCGCGGACTTTTGACTGCGATCAGGGAAGGCGAAACCACAGTCGAGCAGGCGTTTCCACCGAAATCATCTGCGGAACAACCGAGTTCGCAAACTGAAGCCGTCAAGCAACGCTTGCGCAAGGCAAAGGACGCCGGTGTAGAGCCAAAGAACGAAGCTCCGAAAGTGTTACTGGCATGGTTGCTTGAGCGCTTCGAGAAAACGATTGACATCGACGTGCTCGATACAGATGGCGGGCTCATCGAAGCGCTTGATAACGAGGAAGAGCGCGTGAAAGCGAGAGAACGCTTCAAATCCCGCCGCGCCGAATTAATCGAAAGCAAATGATCAAGTGGATTGACGCCCAAAAAGATGGACTGCCGAATTTCCGAATCCACGGCTTTCACACAGGGCGGAAGGTTGCGGTACGTAGAAAAGACGGAAGTGAACAGGTCACTCTGTATCACGGTTACGGCTTGTTCGGTGATCGAGGCTGCTCAATGCTGGAACATTTTGAAGACATCACACATTGGAGACCACATATGGCACTGAGAATTTATCGCGTTGGAATTAAAACGAGTCCTGTCGAGTACCGATTGGTGCGCGCGAGCAGTCAAGCGCAGGCCATCAAGTTCGTCGAGCGCGGAATGTTCACCTGCAAGGTTCCGACCCAGGATGAGCTCATTGAGCTCCTGAACGCTGGAGTCAAAGTGGAGAGCGTCAATGTTCAGCCTTAATCAAGAAACCGCCCGCGTGGTATCGGTCAATCCCAGGGCGGAAAAACACGGCGAGACGCCGGTTGTCGCCTGCGACATTGATCTTGACCTTGAGATGCCCGCATCCGTCCTCGACCAATTCGCAAGCGGACTGCGCGCAGCGCTCTATGTGAAGGCGAAGCAGGAAGAGGAACCAGAGCTCCGCTTCGATGGCGTGCTCGGTCGTCTGCGCATCAAGACCGAATGCCTGGGCTACAAGGCCCAGGTCAAATGGGGCGACCTTGCGGGTTCAGTTGATGTGACGCTCGCCGATTGCAAGGTGCATAAGTTCAGCGTCGAGCCTAAGCAAGGCGGTACGTGCGGCGTGCATCTGCAGATTCAGGCGCATCCCGATGAGCGCGGGCTGGGGCAATTGTGTTTCTTAATTGCTCGCGAGTGCGAGGTTTCGGTGACGCCGCCGGGGGAAGGACCATGATCCAAACTGGACGCCTTGCCATCCGCAAAGAAGGACAATGGGTGAATGCGTACTATGCCCTGCCGGACACGATGAAAGACGCGCTGCCGCTCGGCATGATACGCGTCCGCATTTGTGATCAATCGCCTGATTTGTATGATCGCTGGAAACAACTAATGAAAGACGCGGTAGGGCACATTGTCAAAGATGTAACAGGAATAAAACCAGAGTGGTCCGGCGAAGAACGGGCACCTGAACATGAGCGAGCTGGTGAAGGATGACTACCCTCGCCACCAAAATCCGGCAGCTTGAGATTCTCGTTGATACGGCCGAGCTCGATGACCGCGAATCCGATTTCGTCATGAGCATCGTCGCGCGCACTGCCGGAGTCGAAATGGACCTGCGGAGGCTGACGCTGGCCGATATCGAGCACCTGCAGCAGATTCATGAGCGGCACTTCTCATGAAATCAATCGGACAGAAAATACGGCAGTTGACCGGCCTGCTCGGGACCAAGGACATCAACGAGTGGGAACATGAATTCATTCGCAAGCTCGACGGTGGAACACTCGGCGGCATGGACACCACTTATCTGTCGCCGAAGCAGGTCGAAAAGATAGATGAGATTTGGTCGCGCCACTTCGCTTGAATAAGGAACATGGCTAGAACCTATCGCTGCGTGAACTGGCCGACAAATTCTACGGAAATAGGCTCGCAAATGCATTTAACGCAGCCACAACGCGATGGAAAGCCATGCGCATGGTGTGACGTAGCCTTTACCCCGAAAACTGCGTGGCAAAGGTTTTGCGGCATTCCCTGCCGAAACGCTTGGAATAACCGGAATCGCAACGTCATCGTGCTCCACGCTAAGGTCGATGTGCTGGAGCGGCGAGTCACCGAGCTCGAACGCCAGATGGAGGAGTTGAGCCAGTGAGTACCAAGTCAATCCGTCTTGACGAAGACGAACTGATCGAGCTCACTGGCTGGTCTCAGTCCAGCAAGCAACTTGAAGAGCTGCGCGACCGCGGTTTCTGGCGCGCCCGTCTTTCGCGGAAAGGCGGCGTCATTCTTGAGCGCGCCCACTACGAGGCAGTCTGCGCCGGCGCGGTTGAGCCGAGCCGAAGCCGGGGAGACAATAGTGGTCCGAGGGTGCATCCCATTCCGGGGAGGACGACATGAGCTGCAAATGCCAAGCATGCGGGAGTTATTTCAAGGTGGACATCATCGTGCCGAATGAACTATGGGAACGAATAAAGCCGCCCGGGAAAAGTGAGGACGCTGGTCTGCTTTGCGGTCCATGTATCGCGCAGTTAATTGAGGCCAATTCTGACTATGACTGTTTTGAACTACGGCGCATGGCATGAACACAATTGAGTTTTCTATCTCTGTCTGCGCGAATGGTGATTATTGGTACTCATGCACCGCTTGGTCGAGATCATATTACGGCATTCCGTTCTTTTTCTATCGGTGTAAATCCGTCCGTCGAAGAAAATAGAGGCAGACCATGAAGATCACTCGCGTTGTCCAATCACACAATCGCCACTATTACATCCAAGATCTCGCCGAGCGCAATCCGAAGACGGGGCGACCGAAGCAGAAGTGGAATCCGCTCACGAAGGTTGAGGACGGCGAACAGGCGCTCCTCGATGCGCTCGCTGCCTTTCTCGGCGAAGATGCCAAAGTCGGCGGCAACATGGGAAAGTGCATCGCCGCCTTTCTCAAGGCCAAGCTCCCCGAGCTCAAGTCCTATGATGTCCGCCGCGAGTATGAGCGGATGTTTGAGACCATCGAGCAATCCTTCATCGAGTTCGACGTCGGCGAGGTCACTCCGAAAGACGTGCTGGATTTCCTCTCGAACTTTGCCGAAGTGCCAACCGCGCGGCGCAGCTATAAAGCGCGGCTTTCCACTTTCTTTTCTTGGTGCGTCGTCTACCGCAACGATTGGATCAAAGTCAATCCCTGCGCGGAAATCCGGCTCAAGGCGCCGAAGAAACGCAAAGGTCGTTTCACTGCAAAAATCTATTGGGCGCTCTACGATGCGCTGCCGCCAATCGGCCAGTGCTTTCTGCGCCTAACCTACCTCACGCGCCAGCGGCCGACCGAGATCAGGCTATTGCGCGAGTCGCAGATTAGCGAGGGGCGGATTCATTTCACGCCGACCAAGACTGAAGATTCAAGCGGTGCCGATGTGTCGGTGCTGATTACCGCAGAAATCCAGCAAACGCTGGAGCGCGCGCGATCATTCGCCAAGGTGAAGGCGCTTCCTGGCGGGAACGCTTTCATCATTCAAACGGCCGGCGGAACCGCGTTCACGAAGTCAGGCTTGAATTCGATGTGGAAGCGAGCCAGAGCAAAAGCTGCAGCGGAAGGCGTCACCACGCGCGACATTCGCGCCTACTCGCTCGCGCAGATGGATCGGCTCGGGTACAGCAGGGAAGAGATCAAGAAAGCGGCGGCGCACCGGAATATAGCGACGACTGAAGGATATTTGGATCAGTATCGGGAAGTGTTGAGCGACGCTCGCTTGCCGGAGCCGGAGAGGGGGAAATTTGCATGAAAGCAGATGTCACGATTGATATGGGGAAAAGGTGCGCTGAATGTGGCATGAGCGGTGTTGTGCCGAGCGGTATTTGTCTGCGCTGCACAACAAAGGCGTTGCGCGGAGACCGCATGAAATCTTGGCAAGGACGTGAAGTGCAAATGCGTTTTGAGCGAAAACGTAGGCAAAATGAGATCTGACGAATATTTCGCCGGCCTATTCGATGGCGAAGGCCATTACGTCATCAATAAAGTACGAGAGAAACATTTCTATCCAAGGGCGGAAATACGCTTAGGTCTAGGCTCCTTTGAGGTCTTGTTTTTGGCCCAAGAAAAGTATGGCGGCTCCCTCCAAAAGCATCGCACTAATCGCTGCTTAACATTGGTGCTCGCAGTGACGGATTGTTACGCATTCACTCATGCCGTAGTTCCATACCTACTTTTGAAAAAGCGACAGGCATATAAAATTTTGCAGCTGGAGCGGGTATGGCTGAATCTTCCTGAGTACGGAACATTGCGAATATGGAATGACAAAGCCAAGGCGATAGCAGATGCCATCAGGCTGGATATCCATGCATTGAATTGTTTCAAGGGGGGAAAGTGGAAAAGGTCGCGCTTAGGCAATGTGCTTAGGCAGGAAGAAATCGGAGATAGCGACCAATGCCACAACTAGTTGATTTGTTTTGGTCGGGGCGACTGGATTCGAACCAGCGACCACCTGCACCCCATGCCGGGGCGCAGTTCGCCCGAAACAAGGCAGTAGTGTATCAGCGCCTAAGTTCTGGCTCAATTTTGGCGCTAGAATTGGCGCGGGTTTCGGAAGGGCACTTAGGCAAATCGAGGAGCAGAACAAGGCGGTACAAGGCCCGCGCCAAAGAGCGAAAGCGCCCAGGTAATTTGTGCCAAAGGCTTGGTGCTGACAACTAGGACTGGTGAGAACCCGATAGTCAGAGGCATCCGGCTCAGCAACACGGGATGTTAAAGCACCAAGCTGGAGGCTTAATCTTCCATTTTGAGTTGCTAAAGGCTTGGTGCCTTGGTTCGGGCAGATAACGATAAAGGTTATCGGTGAGACGGCCAGCACCAAGCTGGAGGCTTAAAAAGGACTGAGACATATGGATAATGAAGAACGATACAAACAACTCGTATTCGCCACTGGAATTGTGGCCGGAGCCTTAAGCGATCCAGACCTATTCGCTAGGTTTGTAGATGCGCTTTCTAGCAAACAGTTAAGCCGCGAATACATAGTGTTTGCACGAGACAGTCTTGATCGTGCGCTAATAAACAGCTCCAAGGCTGCGGATGACGGCCCGGAAGAAGGGAGACGCAATGCCGCTGACAGATGAACGCATTGCAGAATTGGTGTATTCCCATGATCTGGGCATGGCAAATACATTAAGCCGAGCTATCCGAATTGCCGTCGCTGAAGCCGAGGAACAGTGCGCGAAGATATGTGATCAATACGAACCAGCTAGTTTTTGCGCCAAACTCATCCGCGAGATGGAGGGAGAAAAGAATGCCGCTGACAGATGAACGGATTAAAGAGTTGCAATCGTCGTGCTGGGACGATAATGCGGCAATACCAGAAGTTCTCAAGCTCGCCATAGCCGAAGCCGAGGCCGCGATGCGGGAGCGGTGCGCGAAGGTGTGCGAGGATCATCCTGTCCCACACGCGACGTATTCACCAGAAATATACGTGAAAGCCACACGTCACTGCGCGCTGGCCATCCGCGCGATGAAGGATGAAGAATGCCGCTGACAAATGAACGCTTGCTTAAATTTTTTATCGCTGTTGACAGCGTGAAAGTCGATGACGATGAGGGGATGAATAAACTCATGCGTGAACTGTACGCCGAAGCCGAGGCCGCGATGCGCACGCCAGCCGAAGCTATTACGATATTGAAGACGGCAATGAAAGCCGACCCACATTATGCATGGAGCTGGCACTGCAATATAGCGATGGCAGCTTACGATGCTGGTGTCTCTCTTAAGATCGCTAACTTCGGCGCGGCGAGATTCATGAAACTGGCATTTGACATTGACACGTCCCAATTCCAAGAATTTCAAGCCATCCGCGACGCGGCGGTAGATCAGGCGAGGGAGGAGAAATGAGCGAATCAAGGGCTGAATTGCGTCTGAGGCTGAGTCAGCGTCTCAGTATCCTAGAACACGAGTTAGCGTATGAAAACCCCAATGTAATCTGCGAAGGGTTAATTTCACGCGACGAACTGAATGCCATCCTTGTCGATAGTGAGGCACTAGAGCAGCACAAGGAATGGCTAAATGGCGAGCGCGGACTATCTGCGAGAATAAACGAAAAGTTGATCGAAGCAAACGAGGAAATCGCCCGCCTCCGCGCCGCGCTAGTGGCGGAGAAGGAACATCATGAATTGCGTAAGCAGGCTAGTCAACAAACAGGAGGATCGCTTGCTCGTGCCGCATATCACTCTGAATGCATTTCACGTTTGGACAAGGTGCTGGAGGGGAAGGAATGAAGGAAGTACCTATCGTTGGGGAGATCGTCAGTGGGCCATCAATTGGAATGAAATCGCGCCACAAGCACCAATGGCTACTGTGTTCTCAATGCAGTTCTGGTCGTTGGGTATTACTGAAAAATGGCAGACCTCAGAGCGCCATTTGTCATAAATGTCGCAATGCCAACTTTACGATATTTGCTAAGCAGCAAGTCCATTCAGAGCGCGAACCTTGGCGTGAACGCTTTTTATCGAAGATAAAAAAAACAGAAGAATGTTGGGTTTGGCTTGGGTCGCGTTACCCACTCGGGTATGGACGATTTTCCATCATGGGGCTAGGTGTCTTTGGCGCGCACAGGCTTTCTTGGGAGTTGCATAACGGCCCTATATCTAACGGCTTATATGTATGTCATAAGTGCGACAACCCGTGTTGCGTCAATCCGGCACACCTTTTCCTAGGAACACAAATAGACAATATGAGGGACGCATCCAACAAAGGGCGCCTCCGCACTACACCTTGGAAACGGAGCCTCACGCATTGCGTGCACGGGCACGCATTTGATGAAACGAACACGCGGTACTCGCGTAACGGTCACCGCGTGTGTCGCACATGCCATAGGGAATCAGAGAAAAAAAGAAATGCTAGGAGCAAACGCAATGTCGCTACCGTGGAATGAAAGACTTAACCAGTTTGAGATTCATCCACACGCTGCGTCACCTGAACATATCCAGCGGATGGCAACAGAACTAAACGCTCTGCGCGATTTTGCGCGTCGCATCATGGAAAACTGGCCTAATGATGTGGGTATAGAAGGCGATGTCTTACAAGAGATTGCCGCAAAATTCGGCCTGATCGCGCCCACTGATGTTACTGAGCCATGTGGGGAAGTTTGTTTCTGCGCGCAATACGTTGGGGACTTCCCGACGACTTGCTATCGAGCTACGCCGTTACTGACTGGAAAGGTAGTGTTGTGAACTGGCATCCGATAAGCGAGAAACCGGAACGGGAGGGATGGTATCTGGTGTGGCTACCCGATATGCCGTGGAAATTCACGAGCGCGTTCTGGGCAGATGATCGTGATTGGCCCTCAAGCGCAACCCACTGGTGTGATGTGAAGGGACCGGAATGAGTGCCATCAACCAAATGATTCGCCATCAACTGAGAAAAGCTGGCCTTGATATCATCCGCGATGCCCCACTCGTGCGCAGGCAACAACTTCTGCAAACTTACGAAATTAATCTCGTGATCGACGTTGGAGCCAATAGCGGCCAGTACGTGCGCGAGCTGCGCAAGATGGGCTACAGGGGAAAAATCGTTTCCTTTGAACCGCTCTATCTGGCCTATGTTGAATTAAAACGACGCGCTGCCGATGATCCATTATGGCTAACCTACAATTTCGCCTTGGGCGATAAAAGAGAAACTGCGTTCATCAATATTGCCGGTAATTCTTACAGCAGTTCGATCCGCGCCATGCTGCCGTCTCACTTGGCCGCCGCACCAGAGTCTAGGTACATCGGCCAAGAGGAAATTTTTATTGAGCAATTGGATTCGTGGTTTTCTGAGCTCTCTCCGTCAGGGGCCAATATCCTGCTCAAAATTGATACCCAGGGGTTTGAAGCCAATGTGCTTAGAGGCGCTGAAAGTTCGCTTGATTATATTGATACGATCCAGCTCGAATTGTCGTTGATCCCGCTCTACGACGGCGAGGTTCTAATAGAGGATATGTTAAAAATGCTGCGCGGGCAGGGTTATCGAATTGTCTCGCTAGAGCCAGGGTTCGCTGATCCAAAAACCGGGGAGTTGTTACAGGTCGATGGGATATTGCATCGGGTTCGGAAGGATCAGCAATGCTGAAAATTATTGTCAATGATTCCGGTGCAAAGGATCTCATCAAAATGGTTTTGATTGAACCCGCTTTCAAATGCCCTTCCTGCGGCAGTCGTTTAATCTACAAAGGTCCGCAAGGCGTGCCCCTAAGACTACAATGCGAAAAGCATTTCGAGCATTCATTAATCGGGATCGATATCAATGGAATTACGATCCTTCTGAGGCGTGAGGATCGTCACATTGAACCATGATTGAAGATCAAAAACGCCCACGCTTTGAATTGACCGTTTGCCCTGGCGATTCATACGTGAAATTGACCTGGTTGAATTTTCCAGATGTCGAATGCTTCTCGGTTTATTACGCTGCCCGCGAATTCGGTGGGCGCGATGACGAGCATGGACCATATCGGAAGGCCAATGGAGTGCTTTTCTATTCCATCGTCGAAATGGCGAATAACTCAGGCATATCGAGATCCCCTGAATATTGTCGCTTCGATGTGTGGGGATTGATCAATAATGTTTGCTACCAATTCGTCGTCGAAGCGCTCATGAAAAACGGCAAGATTTGGCGTTCGAATGCCGCAGCCGCGATGCCGGTTAGCATGTTCTAACAAATTGCGAAAATGAAACGCACAATTAAAGTTTGGCAATCCCGCCGGGAGGAAACCACTATCGAAGTGGAATTTCCCATTTATCGCAAGCATGACCTCATGGTAGATGAGGCAGACAACGTTATTTATTATCGTTGGGACGCTGATGACGTTGTATGGCATGTGCAACGCATTGAACGCGGTAGAGAATTGGAATTTGAAATTGGCAAAGAATCGGCAAAAAGTTACGGCAATGAAGGCGCTGATTACGTATTAGGACGCGGCAAATATCAATGCACTGCAGAAGAATTCAATAAGGTGCTCGCCGAGGCTAGCGCTTTCTTAGCACAAATTAAGCCGTAACAATCTGCTGCGTTCCCGTCTTCAGCTTAAGCACGGCTTCCGGTTCTTCTTCTGGCTCCGGCTCCGGCAACGGCTCTTGCGGTGTCGCTGAGACTTCGGCAGAACTTAATCCTTCTCCGGCGTTATTTGAAGCAGTGACAATGAAATAATGCGCCAGCCCGTTCTCAAGATCCTCGATCAGCACATTCGTCACAGTGAGATCGGAAATCGAATTCGGATAAGGCCCACCGGATATCGTCCCCCATTTTACTGTGTAGCTTAAAGCAGTTTGCGAGGCGTTCCATCCGAGGAAAACATTACCATCTCCAGCGATGGGAATTAGATTCTCTGGCGGCGGTGGCGGCAATGACACAGATGCTTGCGGTGTCGCAGCAAATTCATTCGAATTGGCCGATTCCCCATCTGCGTTGGAGGCAGAGACCACAACGCGATAAGTAGTCCCGTTTATTAGATTCGGAATCAGGAAATTTGTATCGGTAATCCCGGTTTGCGAATCGGGATATGGACCTCCCGCCGTCGTGCCCCATTTCACCGTATATTCGAGCGCATTCGGCGATGCATTCCAGCTTGCGCTCAAAGCTTGATTTTGCGGTTCTACATTCAAGCCTGTTGGTGGATCCGGCGGTTGCAGAACGGGGGCTATTGGAGTTGCCGATGCTTGGGTAGAATTCGGCGATTCGCCGCCATCGTTGCTGGCGCTGGCAACAAAATAATGCGGCGTACCATTGGTGAGCCCGGTGACAAGTCGGCTCGTTGTGATAATGCCGGTGATCGTGTTGGGATAGGGACCGCCATTGCTCGTGCCCCATTTCACCGTGTAGCTTGTTGGCGAACCGGCGGCTGCTGTCCAATTGAGTTGAACTTCTGCATTACCCGCTGCTGCGGTTAATCCTGTGGGTGCCAATGGCGCAGCTGGCAATCCGGCAGTAGGCGTTGCTGCAAATTCCGGGGAATTCGCTGATTCGATATCATTGGCGTCGATCGCGGAGACCACAAAATAATACGTCTGGCCGTTGATAAGATTCGTTTTTAGCCAGGGCGGCGCTGTCGGTTTCTGCACATTGCTATAGGGACCGCCATTTGTCGTTCCATGTTTGGCGCCGTATTTGACCGCACCAGCCACCGTATTCCACGTCATATTCGCCGTGGTATCGCCAGCAGTGACATTGAGCCCGGTCGGTACGGCTGGACCTGCAGGAGGCGCTGCGCCTTGCGCGGGCCCTGGCGGATCGCTTGGATTGACATCATTGGCAACATTGAAAAGTGGCGTCCAATCAATGTTGATCGTCTTTGAGTTGATCGCGCTCTGCATCGAAGCCACGATCGCGAGTACACGCTCCCACGAACCCTGATCCAAGCCAGTAGCCGCGCGCCAAGCCGTTAGACCATTCCATTGGCCCTGAGCTTGCCGGGCGAGTTGTGGCAAGCCTGATGCTTCGACCCAAAGGTTAAAATTCGAGGTATTGCCTGAATAGATGCTTTCTGGCAGAGTCAAATCATGCTCGGTAGGTTTGCCCGGATTATTCCAGGCGATGAGATTTCTTCTGACGGTGTTATTGATTGGTCCACCGGATAGGCGAGTGTCCAATGTCACCATGATTGTGCGCGAGCCATTGAAGGCGACCAGATTGCGCTCGATCAGCGTGCCGGCGCCATTCATGTACATGCCGCGGAGCTGCGCGCCAAAGCTGTAGATATGCCGGAAGATCCCGCCTCGGCTGTTTTCGAAGAAAATATTTTCCGGGCCGTTGTAGCAGGCGATTCCGCGCTCGACGGTCATGCTGCCAGCGTTCGGGTTGGTATCCCACCATAAGCCGCTGCCGTTATTCTTGGCGCAAACCCAATCGGTCATCTTGCCGCCGACCCAACCGGATACCCCATCAATCGGCGATGAGCCGATGCATTTAACTCCACCAGCCTCCCACTGCTGCTCGTAATCTTCGGTATTATTTTCGTTGGCCTCGAAATTGTGGAAATTCAGATTGCGCCCGGTCATTGCCACGCCGAGCTGGCCATTTTTGTTATATCTGCCGAGGATCTCTGAGTCGTTGCCGCGATAAAGCAATCCCTGGCCATCGCATTCGATGACATCCCCGATGTTGATATACCAGCGATCACCTAATATGCGTAACGCAGCTGGCGTGCTCGCGTGCGATCGGCTGGTGCTGTTCGAATGCGTGAACTTGGCGCTCGCCGCGTTCAGAATGACGTCATGCTTGTCAAACGCATGGAGCAAAAAACCGCGCTTTGAGAGTTCGATTGTCTTGCCTGAGATTCCGCCCGTCACGCGGATGAACATCTGCCCTGTGCTAACTTTGTGGTAGAACGAATCGAGCGGCATGGTCGTCTCATCGCCGGCAACTTTGCCGCCCCATACACCTGGCGATTCATTCGGATAAGTCGGCGGAAAACTGCCGTTGCTATAGGCACTGCTCTTACGCCCGCCGATCTGTTGCAGCTTTGTCACTGTCGATCCGGACGTGACGAATGCCTGCTGCGATTCGGTCGTCCAAGCGACGACAAATCTATTGCTTAATCCGCCAGAGACCGCCTGCCAACCCGTGACGACATCCGAACCCTTGATGATCACACCAGCGGTGAGTACGAGTTCAATGTTATTAATGGGATTGATCTGCTCGCGGTAGGTGCCTGGATTAACGGTGAGCTTATCGCCAGCGACCATCTGATTCATAACGCTGGCGATAGTCTGTGGAGAAGTGACGGTTCGATTCGTCATCTTTGATAGGGAATTTGGATTAAACGGAATGGGGAAGAACGCGCCCCACGGCCGTTATATATGGCCATGAGACGCGAGCAGGTTGCCCAAATCTGCGCTTCGCTCGCAACTAACCAGGGAGAACTACGGATGCGACTTGGGCCTGCCAGTTCTATTCGATGATTAACACGTCGTCACTCCCGCCAAACATCTGAGCGCATCCTCGAGGATTCCGATTCTCTCGGTAATCAGCGCGATTTCTGCGGAAAGTCCTGCGCTGTCCTCTTGAAGCTTGACGCTCGTCGCCAATGCGCTCGTCAAGCGCGCGCGTTCGATCACAAGCTCCGCTTCAAGCCGTGCGAGTTTCTCGGCGTCGGAATCCTCCTCATCTGGCGGTGGAGGTGGTGGTGGCGGTGGTGGTGGAGCTTCGGCAGCCCAAGGCCCAGGCGGATCTGCAGAATCCATTTCACGTGCCGCGGATTCGAGTGCCGACCAATTCGGCGCAGCGCTCTTTGAATTGATAGCGCTGACGATCTCGGCAGGCATGGCCATGACTTTCGCGAATGATTGCCTATCCTTACCGCTTGCCGACTGCCATGCACTCAACGTTGCCGAGGTCGGTCCCGTCTGATGCGCCCAGCGCGCAACACTGCCAAACGAATTATCGAGGTAGAGATTGCTTTCACTCGTATTGGAATAATTCGGTGCCGGCAGCGTTAATTGGTGACTTGGATGCCAGCCAACGACGTTCTTTTCGACGACATTGCCTTGCGGCAAGTGGTCTGTTTTGCTCGCGGAACGCGAGTCGTAGATTGAGACGATTCCGCGCTGAGCATTCCCGATAACGAGGTTATGCTGGACTTTGTTGCCGCCGCCGGTGATGTAGATTCCGTATTGAGTATTTCCCCATGCGTAATTGCGCTCCAGCGTATTGCGGGATGTCAATTCGATGAAAAAAGCGCGCCACGTATCCCACACGTAATTGTCGGTAAGCAGGTTGTCGAACTGCGATCCCGCAGCACCATCAAGCCAGATGCCGCTCGCATTGCAATGGGCGATTTTGTTGCCGACGATCCGCGCACCGCGAAGGCCGCCAGCCCCGATGAGCTTAATACAAGCCGCCTCCCATTCGCGCTCAAAGCCGCGTGTGTTGCAATGCCGGATGTCGTTGTTGAGTATGTGAAGATTGTTGCCGTCGCCGGCGATCGCAATTTGCCCGGAATGCCAGATGCGGTTATCGCGGATGATGTTGTTATTGCCGCGCAGAACGATGGCAGTAACATCTGGATATTGAAAATCATTGCCTTTAACAACGACATCATCGCAGCCAACACAGCGCAGACTGGCGCCTCGTCCGGTCGCCGAAAGATTGGCGTGGCGGAACGAAATGCCAATAGCCTTCCAGCCATCAACGTTATCGCCACTCGCCCAGTATCCACGCACCGAAACCTCGATAACCTTGCCTTCGATCCCGCCAGCAGGCTTGATATACAAGGCGCGATTGGCCGAGTCATAGTAGAAATCCCCGACCTGCATGCTGCTCGTGGTTCCGGCGATTCGTCCCGGCCAAGTATTTTTGATATTGCCGGGTGCCGACCATGGCCCACCGGTGCTATTCCAACCCGGTATCGTTCCGCCAATCTGGCGTAGCGGTTTCCCGTCGACAAACACTTGCTGCGAATTGACGCTCCAATTGCGCTTAACAAAGCGTCCGTCGCCAATGGCTTCCCAACCGATCACGATATCCGAGCCTTTGATGATTGCGCCTTCGAGTCCCTCGTAGATCACACCGGACTTGAACGCGATCTGCTCGCGGTGGACGCCTTTGATCAACACGAGATCGCCGGATTGCGGCGAGACACTGCTGATCCTGACGCCATCCTCGATGACGAAGGTTGCGGCCGCAGCCGCCGGACTCATGAGCGCGAGTAACGGTAGCCAGAAGGCCAGGAAGAACGAGACTGACCCGAGAATCGCGAGCAGCCAGAAAACGAGGCGTTGTTTCATTTTCTAAGTTGGTTGGTGAATGTAAATCGCGGCACTGCCGTCGAAGGAATGACCACGCAGGGCGTAGCTGAGAGGCACACAGCGAACGCAGTCGCTGTAGATTTCAGCCTCGAACTCGGTCTCGACTTCATACGGACCCGGCCATTGGAATGAACAAAAGTCTTGGCTCACGCGCGCACCGCGTGGAATGATGATTCTTTGTCTCATGCTTGAGGCGTTTGCGGTGGCTCGGGTTGAACCGCTGGCTCCGATTGTAGTTTTTCTTCCAGCGCGGTAATTTTTGCGCCGAGGCGATCTGAGGCTTGTTTCAGTTCTTCGGGCGACACATCGCGATTCTCTTCGCTGGCGCGAAGGCCGATTAGCGTAAGCACGTTGATGAAATCAAAAAGTGTTGTGTATCCTGTCTTCATTTCTGCTCCTTCGCGATGAGAAACATTTCAAGTTCATTCATGAGAATCTGCGCTGCGAGAAACTTTGATCGCGCATCCGCGCAGACTTCATCTGCGCACGATGCTAAGGCGACGCGTGCAGAATCCAGCCCAGCCTTCGCGCGTTTGGCTTGCGCGACCCTAGCCTGTGCTTCTAGCTTGGTGATTACCTTGGCGTCATAGAGGCGCTCAGTGCGATCGACGTATTGCTCGGTGACGTCGTAGCCAGTCTTGATCTGCTGCGAGAGCGGTTGCGTGCCGCATCCAGCGAGCGCCAAAAAAAAGGCCGCCAAGAAGACGGCCCACAGCGATTGCAATTGTTTCATTCCCATTTCGGTTTCTCCTTCATGTGTTAAAATCTATTCAGGTTGTGGCGGCGTGGAAAGCAGACACGCTCGTTCGTTGAGAACAACGTGGCGGAGGCGTTCCCTCTAAGTCGTGCTGGCGACATATATATACATATAGGACCCATCCCACCAGTGTTCGAGCATAGCGACATATCTATGTAAGCCGGAGTAGCGACCGGCCCACAACCTATTCCTCTATAAATAATCCACGACCAACGTTGCCAGTGATTGTATTGCCTACAATGAGGCTATCCTTGCGGACGGCAACTCTCCCATTAACGAACATATTCATCATCACCGGGCGATTACCAACTAAAAGCTTAACCAACCACCACCGTATGCTATCAATCATTCCCATTTCTCCTTTTCCTGTTGCTCCGGCTCCTCCTCGACTACATCCGATTCAGGAGGGGCCGAATCCATGATGTTGATAGAGCCGCAACTGGCGAGGAACATGCTGCACACAAGCACCCACACAACTTTCACAGCGAGTATGCTAAACACGCACGCCCACAAAACTCTCACGGTGTCGGCTCTACCGGCTTATCGGTAAAGATTTTTGTCGTGGCAACGATACGTCCGTAGAGTGCAAGAGCCAAACCGACAAAGGTTTCAATATCAGTTGCCCATCCAGCTGGGTCTCCCATGAAACCCCATCCTGTTGCATCGGAAAGTTGTGCCAGGGTGACAAGTCCAATTCCAAGGAACGTCTTCCATCCTTTCATTTGAATCTCCTTTCGGATTTCCAGCGAGCCGCGCTGGGCGGTGCTAAAATCTGCTCAGGTTGTGGCGGCGTGGAAAGCAAGGTGGCTAGGGCCGGTCGATGGCCGCTGGAACACGCATCAGGGATATCCGCGCAAGGCGAGCCAGTCGCGGAAACCGGGACGGAATGCACTGCCGGGGATCGGCGTTTCGCGCCGGTTAAATCAATTCCCGATCAAGCGGAGACAGCATACGCCAACCGACCGATACGTTGCCGGAGTAGCGCCCGGCCCACAACCTAACTTCCGTTGATCAATACCTTCTGCTCGATAAACCTCGGGCGCATTACCCAGCCCTCGATAAACACGACTTGGCTCGGGTCAGCCTGCACGATGTTGCACAAGAAACGCGTGCGCTCATTGCCGAAATCGAACAGCAGTTTCTTCGGCTTCGAGGATAGGACGGCATTCAGAGTCATCGGCCCGAAAATGCCATCCTGCTTGACGCATAACGCGCTCTGCAGCAGCGTGATAGTGCGACCGATACCGGAATTGACTGCGCAATCGAATACAGCCACAGCGACCGCAGGCGGCAGGTCATCGCCGCGGATTGGCTTCCAGTATTGCTCAAAATAGAGCTCGACGAGTTCCTCGCGGGCGATCTGCTCAACTGACTGCCGCGCTTGGCCGTGTTTATCGCGCCAGCGGTTATAGGTGGACTGCGTGACCCCCCGCATCGTCGCTCCGCCTTTATCCAACGGATGATCAGACCATTCGCCTTCACTTCCGAGCACGATTTCCAAGGCGGAGAGATAGCTCATGGCAGCGCGCCTTTGTCCCATCCTTCAAGGGTCACGTACTCATGGAAATCGCATGGCGTAAATGGGCAAAAGAGACTTGGACTAAGATCTCCATTTGCCGCAATAGCATGCTCTCTGATTGAGCTTTTGTTGTTGCACTTTGGGCAAATTACTATCGCCTTGAACGTCTTTCGCGAGCGTTCGGAGACGTGTTCCCAATGATCGCGCGGAATTGTGTAGTTCACGCCATCTCCTTCGCCACCCATCTCGGAGTTCCGTCTGCCGCCGGAATCATTTCCTCCACCGTGATGATTTCAGGCTTGGCAAACATTGGGTCTAACCAATCCTCGAAATCCTGCGGATGATCGAAGGTGCGCTCTAATGGTTTCTTGTCACCGCGACCAGGCCAAGTGAAACGGATGCGCAGCTTGCTCATGCGTATTGAAAGCCAAAAGGTAGCGGGCTAGATGATCTCAGCGCATTCACTAATGAGCTGGTTATAACCTTCCGCTCGGAAACTTCTGCCCAATGCGCTATGTTCTCCGCGCCCCAAACTCCGTCACCCTCAAAAAGCAGTGTGTGTTCAAATCCGGCCGGGTCGCGAATAGTAACTTTCATCGTTACGCTTCCAGATACGCCTTCGGCGAAAATCGCGGCGGCTCAAAGGCGCACGTCAGATGCGCGGGGCGATAAAAGTGTTTCTCTTGCAGCTCGCATTGCCTGAACCCGAATTCCAGCATTTTCTGGCTCTTCGGCTCTTTGAAATGCGCACAATTTCCGCATTGGGGTTTGTCGGTCATCTCGTGCTAACCATTCGAGAAGTTGCTGCTTTCGCTCCACCTTGCGCCCTTACCCAAGCACTCAATATCTTTTTCGCGTCTCCGCTATCAAGGCACGCGACCAACTTATTGTTATGTTCCGTACACAGCCGTGCCCAAACATCGCCAATCTTTCCTACCTGCTCATGCTCGGCTTCATTGCTGCAATCAACCCATGAGCACTTCATCTGCGTGGCCAATCGAAGTCCAACGCGCCGAATAGACCCAAGGCGCTAAGCAGCCAAAGGATGGCGAGAACAATAAGAATCCAGATAAACGTGGTTTTCAGCCGCGCGTCCATTGGTGCCAGGGTTACGAGAACCGCGATCAAAACCAAAACGAGTAATGCGCCCATGTCAGCCTCCACTTCGAGTTCTGCGGGACTCGCAATGTTTCGGAATCACCGTATCAACAACGCGGCAAAACAATCGACCGCGCCAGCTAGTCGAGCATGCAGCGCGCTCGCACAAGGATTCGCCCGGCTTGCCGCCCAGCCATGCATTCAATTGCTCGCTGATTGAGGCAGCGTATCGGCAGGCGTCAAGACGAAACCTTTGGCCCGCCACATTGCACCATTAGATTTAACGCTGCGGTACCGTCGAACACGAGATCAACGTAGTGCCTGATTTCCTCGCGTTCGGTTAAGCTGGCTTCAAAATCCCCGCGCTCGAAAACATGATCGAGATACCTGAGATATTCCGCTTTGCTGAACCCATCGTTTTTGGCGGCCATGATGATAGCGACCAAAGCGATACGGTCTGCACAGGAGCCTCGCGGGTATGCTTCAGCGTTGAAGTGAACAGTGACCAAGGCCAGAAACAACGCGGCGTAAAAGATTCTCAGCAAGTCGGCCATGATTGGCCTCCTTTGGATGCCCGCGGTGAGTCAAGCGACTCATTAACGTTGCCGCGCGGTGGGGCAAAGCCGGAAGGTTTACCGGGAGGAGTTAGTTACTGTTTAGAAATTCGAGCGTGGCGCCGCCGGATCACTTTTGCCAAACCAATGTCACCGCGCCAGTAGAAAATGGCGAGAATGATTGCTGGCCAATATTCATCGTGGACGTGAAACCACAGCCACCAGATACTGCACATAGTTAGACCGAGATATGAGAATGCAAGATCGCCGATATGCCTTAACAATTTGCTTTCATCGTTCCAATAAAGCCACATCACTCGTAACGAAGCTGCCGCCACGAACGCTCCATGAATGCCGGCGCCGGCATCAATGAGCGTTCCCAGATTCATTTTTTGCTGGCGACGGCGCTGGTAGTACGGGTTAGTTCGTCTTTGAGCCTCTTATTTTCGGCGTCTAATTGCGCCAACTGCTTTTCAATCGCGCTGATCTTCAATTCATTTTGTCGGTCGAATAGAGCGGCGTTGGCCTTCTCTAATTGTTCGACTTTAGTTATCAACATTGCTACAGCTTGGCTTGCCTGATATGAAGTCCAGAGCGCGCCAATTACTGCGAGCGTGATAATAATCGCAACACCAGTTACCCACCTGAAGGCGGCATCCAGCGCGCGACGCTTGAAACCATTGTTGTTGCCGTTTTGCTCCATCGAATCCTCCAAGCAATGTCGATTGGGACAAAAGAAAAAGCCGCCAAAAGGCGGCTCTTAAAGATTCCGATATTTCGTGAGAATCGCTTGTTTCGCTTGCGCAGGCGGAATATTGAGAGCATCGGCAATCCAAAGCGCAACTGCTTTGATCAGCTTTTGGCTATCCAAATGAATCTGTGCCTCCGCATCCTTCTGCGTCTCGGTCAATGGCGGCGGTGTGTACGGCTCCATGCCATCGCCGGCAGCATTGAGCTTGACCCTGCCGATGGTTGCATTGAATGTATCCGGCACTTCGAGCACAAGATCATCCGGCTCGTTCGATTCAATATAGCCGTGGGTCTTCAACAGCCGCGTGCTCGAATCAAAGAAGGCTTTTTTCATTTATCCCCCATTGGGCATCGTGAAACCATTTACGTCGATACTTAATTGCGGTGTCGTTGCATTTGACAACGCGCTCCATATATACCGTAACGATTGTGAAAGATTGGGAATCATGATTTGATGACTATGAAAGGCATTCCCTCCAGCCCCAGATGAATGCCAATATAAAACGAAATGAAAATAATCAATGCCCGTAACGAGCCTGATATCATAATTCGCCTGCGCGGCACCGGCATTTATAGAATTTGCGAAGGAGGTTATTCGCAATAAGACCGCGAACGCATTGGGTGGTACAAATGTTGCACTGCTTACAACACTTTCTGTTTGTGCGGCACCAGCAGTGAGAATAGTTGGCTGTGCTTCATAAAAAGCGAATTCTCCCTTATGCCGCATTCTCCTGAGATTGCCTGAGCCATCGAGCGGCACCGTCCCTTCGTAGACAGAATGCGTATAGCCGGTTGGCAATGTCGGCGTGAGCGATGCTGAAGCAAGGGTCGCGAGAGTCGTCCCGTTCCAGATCCAGAAAAAGTTGACGAAACTATTAACCGCAAATGCGGCAGACTGATCGCGTCCGTTTGCAATTGGACCAGCCGTCGAGATGTTGCATGTAATGACGGCCGGATTTTTGGCGATCGACATATTGTTTCCATCTTTGAGCACGATCGCATCGGCATTCAGGTCCCACTGCGTATTCGGCGTAGTCGCATTGTTCTTTGAATCATTGCCGCGCGACATCCCGACGCCGGTATTTGGCTCGAGTAGGGAACCTATCGTGATCCATGCGCTATTCGCTGCATTGCGTTGCTTGAGCAGATTGGCGGTCGTATCCGACCAAAACATATGAGCAACGGTATCAATGGGCGCAGTGGCCCCGCTGAAATTGCTGCGCAATGATTCAAAGCTTTCCTTGATCTTCGGCGCATCCGTCGCTGGCGAACTGCCACCGGCGGCCGGATTGATATCATCTACTGTCCAAGCTTGACTCAAGGCCGTTCTCCATAGCCGAATGCATCTACATCCAAAATACCGGCCTTGGCAGTTCCGGCCGAATTGAAAACCTGCACATCGCAGCCATCGTTATTTTTATTCGTCACGCGATAATCGTCGCCAACTAATCCGCCTTGGATCGTTACCTGCACAGTTTGGACATTCACGAATGGTGGCGTAAAAGTCAGATGCAATCCGCTTGATGGCACTGACGCATCTTCAAAATGCAAAACACGATCAGGAACATCGACCTTCACAAGCAGCGATGTCATGCGCGGCAAATAATTGATGTCGAGCGTCGCCAAGTTTGCGCGGACCTGCAAATAGCGCGCGCTGTAAAAACCAGTGACAAATGGCGACCAAGCCGTGAAAGTGACGTTATCGTTGCTAGTTCTGATTTCAAAAGTTGCGGAAATCTTTCCTGGCGTGCCAGCCCATGGCTCGGTGTAAGTGAACCAAGGATCCGTATAACTCACCCAAGGACGGCCACCGAGAACTTGCTGCTCGATAGTCGGAATAATCTCTACGCGTGAATTCAATACATCGCCGAGATCGAGCACATCGGTCGTGTAGGAACCATCAGTGAACGGCACGGAACTCGCGAACCAATCGCCCGTATAGGTCGCCCACGGCTGCGTAAATTCAGCCCACGGCTTGCGACCAGCTAAAACAATCGCATTGCCGCCATCAACGCTTACGTTTGTTTTCGCCCCAGGCCATCCGGCATCCTTATCATCGTCATTCACGACAACGTTCACATTGGCGTAATTGGGCGCGATGATGACCGCAGCCAGAGCGCTCTGATTGCCGGACGTATCAAATGCCTTGAGCAGATACGTGCCGCCAGAATTCGTATCGAGATCAAAATGATTGCTAATCGTCTCGCCCAACGGGATTGCTGATTCCCACGTCGAGCCGCGCCGCAGCTCGTAGTAATCGAGATCGGCATCAGCTATGTGCTGCCATGAGAATTTCAGAATGCCGCTACTGCGAGCGACTGCAAAACCGCTTACATTTTGCGGCGGATTAGCCTTGCCAAGAACTAATCTCGATTTGAGAAGCGGCGCCGATGGATTGCCTAATTGGTTGATTGCAACCAAACGCACTTGATAGGCGCCTGGGATAACATCCACTACTTCAGCATAAGGCTGAAGTTGATCTGGCAGCTTTATCCACGTTCCCTGATCCTTGCGGTATTCAATCGCATAAGCTCTGGCACCAGCGACTGCATCCCATTTGATCGTCAATACGGAAGTTAAGCGCCCGCGAAAACTGATGAGCAATTCATCCAATACAAGCCCAGTCGGCGGCAATGGCGTGCCTGTCAGAACTGATGTGCTCGGCATTTCGAGTACAACATTTTCCTCAATCGCTGCGAATTTATTAGGGTTGTGCGCGACTGCCGCGATCTCATAGAGATGCGGCTCGACTTCCGCGATCGACAATGCCCGCCATTTCGACGCCTGAAGCGCTGAGGACATCAGCAACCAAATCGTTTGCGGCTCCGGCGCAGCAGTAAATGGCGCAGCTACATTCAATGTTGAAGTGGAGCCAGGATCATTGGTGACTGCGCGTTCTTCCAGGTTCGAGCGCGTCGTCCATATCACGTCACCATCCTGCGTCGTGCCGCCAATCTGCTTATTGAATACCGGCTCGCTCACGCCAGTCGTGCCGGCAGTTGTGCATTCAAAGTGCAAATGCAAATTTGGTGCCACAGAATAGACGCGATCATTTGCTGCTTTCGTGGCGCCTGGCCCCCATTGCTCACTTACCGCGATCATGCAAGAGAGCGTGTAATTCAAGCCAGCGAGTGCTTCTATCGTCACCGGCGCATCTAATATGATTGCTGTCGTTGTAGCCGAAATAATCCGCCCGGAAAAGCGCAGGCCGGCGCGATGCGAATCATTGATCTGGATGATGTTGCCCGGCCGCACCGCAGCACCATATAAGCCGGTGCGAAAGCTGACGACCTCGGATTCATTGAGTTCCGAATAAAGCAGCCACTTGCCAACGCGATGCGCCTGTCCGCGGGAAGTGCAACCTACGGCAACAATATCTGTTTCAACTACGCCGTAACGCGCGATGCCTGCGGCATCCTCGACGTATTCGATCTTTTGCCGATAGAAATTCTCAGGGTCGTTCCAAGAAACCAATGCGACCGTATGCCGTGCCTTGCGAGAGGAACCCGCATACGTGAATAATCCGTCAATAACATTGGCTGCGGAGAATTGGAAATCCGCGCTGGCTGGTGCATCCTGCACCGGAACGATCTGACCTTCAGCCCAATATAACAAGCCACGAAAGACGGAGGCCATAGCCGAGAGCACATCAAATGCTTCCTCTTGCGTCTGCAAATAAATGTTGCAGGTAAAACGTGGCTCGAGCCCGCCGAAGCCATCGTGCACAAGCACATCGCAGTATTTGCCTATCGTGTAGAGCGCCCACTTGTCGGTCGTCATCGGGTCTAGATAACGGCCCAAGCCATAGCGTGTGTTTATCGCCAAGTCATAAGAGCACCAGGCCGGATTATTCGACCACGCGATTTTAAAAGTGCCATCCCAAATCCCGGTATACGTGCGCAGAATCGGATCATAGTTGCTCGGTACTTGGATTCTTAGCAGTTTCACGTGATACGCACGCTGCGGGACCGCACTGAAGTGCGAGGAATCGACAATCAATCCGGCAAGCGCCGAATTCGGATAGCGCAGTTTGCGTTCGATGATTTCCGTGTAGCCTTCAAAAACAGTTTTGTTATTGAGCGCGCTCGATGTCGAATCAGGCGTGATTCGGCGCACCCTGATATTCCACGGTGCCGTTCCCGTCAGCGGAATGTAGTAGGAGCGTTCATATTTCGACGATGCCTTATCGGTGATCGTCACATTGTTGATTGGCACATAAACCCGAGGATTCGAGATGGAAAGCGCGCCATCACCGGAAACTTTGCTAACTCGCAACTCATATTTGCCTGAAGCAAGATTGCTGATTTCATAGATCCGCGCCGGAATCGCGGTCTGTTGATAGAGCGGAAAAGGCGCCGGATTAAAACCGAGGACTCCGGCTGGAGTTGCCAACGTCGCCCCCAATCCAAATGGTCCGTATACAAATGCGCCAGCCTGATTGCCGCGTGTTCTGAAATCATCGTCGGTTATAGATTCTCGTTTATAGAGTTGCCAGGCAATTGCGCCCTGCAGGCGGAATTCTACGTCATAAGTAATCGTTCTGCGCGGCGGCTGGACGAATGGCGAATACTGATCGCTTGGTTTATTCCACGTTACCGATGCTGCGATCCCAGTGCCAGCTTGAGCCATGCTGACGATGCCGCCAGAAAGATTCGCCGATAGCCATCCTGCGGAAAGCGGTGCGGCTTGGAATTCACCACCAGCCGCTTGTACATCAATCGCGAATTGAACCGTAGTGCCAATTAAATCGCCGGTAGTCGTATTCAAGCTTGATAACGCGGGAATGGAAATCCGCACACGCACCGCGTTGACGCTCGGATTGTTAATCGTCCGCACAACTGGGTCAGCCACTTTGACTTCAGTTGCGACCGCGAACTCTGATTCAATATTGCTGAAGCCAGGGATGTACTGCTGATCCTGCGTTCCCGGTACGAAGTAGACTGTTACGCCATCGAAATTAAACGTGCCGTTCGCGTTCTGAATCGGCGTCTCATCGAGATAAACCGATTGCAGTCCGTTTACAAATCCCTCGATCTCGCCTTCGGCAATCAAATCTAAAACACGCGCTGAAGCGCGCGAGCGCAGAGTATCGGCCGCTTCAATTGGCGTGCGTCGAGTGCTGCCGCCGCCCTTGCCGCCCTTGTAACCGATGATCGGCAGCGTCATGCCGGAATATCCTCAGTGATAATGCCGGCGGAAATCACCGCCGAGCCGACGATGAGTTCGCCATAGCCGACCGGCACCGGATGGCCTGCGGCAATGGTGTTGACAGGTCCATCGAAAACGAAAGACGGCTTGTTCTCCGGGCGCTCGTTCGGCTTTGGCGATTTCGGCGGCTTGAACAGGAGTTGTGAGACGCCGCCGAGGGCAAGGGCCAGACCGAACGCAGATACGCCGGCAGTAGCTCCGGCAGCAGTAGCCAAACCGGCCGCTCCTATTGCTCCGCCGATACCACCAGAGAATGCGATCAGCGCGACACCAGCGATGATCGTCAATAACCCTTTACCATCACCGCCGCCCGCGACTACTGGGATGAAATGGATCGGTTCTCGGCCTGACAGCTTTTGTATTTCTGGCCCGTCGCGATAGGTGTCACTTACTCGAACGTAATAGCCAGGTAGATTGTTGCGGATCAGATAGCCGCTGAAGTCGGGGAAGTTCGCGCAGAGCGCGCGCACCGCTTCCGCTGGTGAATGCACATCGAACTCAAAAAAATGGCCGAACTCATCGGCCAAGTGTTCATGCAGATAAACCGGCGTCATATCAGCGATTGATGGCGCAAATGGTGTGTGCTCAGACTATGCCAATAGCCGCCATAAATGTCCGGCTTGGAAAGCGCGCCCATGCAATGATGCAAAATTTTTCCCTCACCTTGATAGACAGCACAGTGATTCGGCACCGGTGCGCGACGTTGCATAAAAATCACATCATGCGGCCGGATTTCCCGCAGAAATTCTTTCAACTTACTCGCCAACGGCTGACACACAAGAATGAAACCGGCCTTTTCATAATTGTCCACCAATAGACTTTCCCCGCGGTTCCACCATTCGTCCATTCGCCAAAAATCCAGCAGATCGACGCCGAGCTTTTCAAAATAGTAGTCACGCACCAGCCCATAACAATCGAGCGAGCCATGAAAGAATTCACGGCCGATGAGCGGCGCCCGATAGCCGCACGGGAGAATTTCCCGATATGCGCTGCTTGGATGCGAAACGATGATCCAAGGCAGCCTGGAGCGTTCGCAGGCGACTCGATCGTGCGTCGTGGGTTCAGGTGAGGCGAACGGATGCGAATGCACTACCGCCTCAATGCTGCCGTTGAAGCGCTCGATATCATCTGAACCAATCACAAAGTGCGTTTGATCAGCAGCGAGATTCGTGCAGCGGTGATACTCACCCTTTGCAATGAGTCCGCAACATTCTGCCGGCGCGACCTCTGCGGCGTGCGCGAGAATCGCTTGCAAGTGCGCATCGTTCATTTAGCAGGCGGCTGCCGAAAGAAACCTTCTCCCTCGTTATATTCAAAGCGGCAATTATAAAAGCCTGGGGTATAAAGTTTGCGCGTGCTGCTACCGCACCGTTGGCAAATTAATTGTTCATACGGCGCACCGTCATCATTACCATGATAGCGACGATTGTTATGGAAACCGAAAAAGCAACGCAGTGATTTCATCTGAATAACCCCACTCCAGGAAAGCCCCCGAAGGGCAGCGGATTGGTAATGCCGAAACGAATCTCGCAGCTTTTTAGCCGCTTCGCGCAGATGTCCTTCGTCGGATCACTCGTCAATTCATCCATCATCGTGAACATCTGGCCAGGGATGTAGCTGCACTCGGCCTCTTTATAGATCCATGGACAATTCGGAATTATGCGGCGACCCGGCAGCTTGACGCCGTGCACATCAAAAGCTGCTGACAGTTCAAACTCGATCAGAATTTTGTTGTGTGCAATCTTGCGCTCGACGAAATAAATGTCATCTGCGTAGCGCTCATTCGGATTGGCCGTATCGTTGACGCCGTCTGTGAAATTCGCCGCATCCAGATATTTGACGTGCGTGCGTCGGCGAATGAGCTTGGCACCGACCAAATCCTGATAGGAATTCACCAAGCCCGTAACGGCGCCATCAATATCGGCAACTAAAAGCGTGGGTCTCGGAATTTGCCCTTTGCCGGAAAATTCGAAGCCGGATGCCTCAATTGGCCGTGGCAAATAAGTCACGCCACGCCAGATGACATTTTCAAGCAATTCATTTTCGCCGGCGTGGAAGCGGTAAACCTGAACAACCCCGATTTCGTTGAGGTCAAGCTCGAATAGCTGGACCAACTTATCGGCGTTGGCCTTGAGGATATCTTGAGAAATTGGCATGAACTTATTCAAAGATTTGCTCGAAGATCAGATTGAAACTGCTCACCTCTTCCATGATCGGATAGGCGCGCGACCACTGTTTGCAGATGAATTTGGCCATTGCCATATCCGGCGGCGTCCAATCGAATGATTCATGTCCAGCGCGCGCTTCGAGAAACGTCTGTATGGCGTCACCCTCGGCCTTTTCGCGGTTGTCGATGACGATGCTCCAGATCTGCGGATTGGTATTGATGCCGTCAGCGGTGCGCTGGCTATAACCATCGCCAAAACGCGCTTCCAGGACGCGCGGCTGCATTGAAAGCTGCGTGCCCTTCGTAACCGCCCAAGTGAATTCAGCCATCTATTCGAAATACCCCGTGTAATGCATGTAAACGCATCTGGGCGCGTTTAAATCGGCGCGGAATGGTCAGGTATTGCGCGAGGCGAAAAAGCCGCCAGGGCGCGATTCTCGCTGCGCCCAATCGTTGAGCACAGCTTGAAGGCTGCGCGCCATTTCGTTTCCTTGAGACGGGCCGGTAAGATTGGCACCTGCGCCGGTCACTGTGATGGAATTGTTGACGACCATGCCGCCGCTGGCTGGCACCAAATTGTCCTGCTGCTTTTTGGTAAAAACGGCTTCACCCTTTTGCAGGATCGCCGGGAACTCGCCTGGCAAGAAACCGGAATGCAAGCGCGGTGCACCAGCAAACGCCAAGGCGTTGATATGCCTTGATGGCAAGCTGTCGAAACCTATGATGCCGCCGCTGTGCGCAACAAGCCCCTTAGTCACGAATCCGCCGAAACTGTTAAACAGCGGCTGAAAAATAGCCTTATAGACGGCCAGCTCAGCGAGCTCGCGGATCATGGATTGAATCAAATCGCGAAAACTGCCTTTGCCGGTGAATAGCAGATCAACAAACACTTTTGAGGTATCGCGGCCGAATCCTTCAATCGAGCGCTTCAAATCTTCAAATGGATCTTTCGTTTCCTTTGCGACATTCCCGATATTGATGATGGAGGCAGTAATACGATGTTCTTCTTTTTCAAGTTCATCAGCCGAAAGAAACCCTCCGATAGCCAAGCTTCTCGCTTTTTCACGCTCGGCTATAAGTTTTTCGTGCTCACGTGCGTCGATATCTTTTACACCGACGTCACGCAATAGAGAGCGCGTCTGCTGATCCACGATAACTTTTGCCTCACGCTCTTTAAATGCATTGCGAATATTCTCCGCGAGTTTTGCGTATTTTTCGCTCTGCTTATCGATAGTTTCGTTTTCAATTCTCCGCAGAGCTATAGCCAATTCGCGCTCTTCATTGGAACGACCGATTAACCCAGTCTCGAAGCGGATGTCATCAATAACCGCTCTCATCGCAAACCCAGCTTCTAATTGCTTATCGGTGAAATCAGCGAACGCATCACGTGTTTTCTCAAGTACTTCATCTTGTTGTTTGAGCTCTTGAGTTTGCTGAGCAATCGCGCGGACATTCTCTAAAAATTTGGTTGTCGCCGCGCCTGATAATCCGTGTTCAAGCGCAAGTTGTTGCGCGTTGTAAAGCGTCAGTGCGACCTCGTTTAAGCGTAATTCCTCGCGCTGTTTTTTTAGGTTATCTATAAAAGATTTGATTGCTTCTGCGGCCTTCTTGGCTTTATTCGCAGCGTCCTCGCCGCCAACTTCAAAAGGTAATTTTTCAAGTGCGGCTGCTGGACCTAGGTCGCGCGGATCAAGCCGACCGCCTCCCAAGCCTTCCGTTAGCGCGAGTGCTTCCTGTTGCTGCTTGAATTTGAGAAGTTCTGCGCGCTTCTCAAAGAAAAGCCCGAATTTATCGAATGTGGCTAATTCGGCCGCCTCGCGGCGAAATTCGCGAAGCAGACGTATGCCTTCGGACAGCAATGCGAAAAAGCGGGTCAGCGGTGCAATGAAATTGAGCGCAATCGCTTGCGCGGCGCCGCCGAATTCCACTTTGAGCCGCGCTATTTGTTTCTGAAGTTGCTCGGCTTGCGCTGCTTGTTCACCGGTAACACGCGCGTGCACATTGCCAACGGTTGCCATATCTTTCAAGAGCGGCAAAAGCTGCTCGCCGCCTTTCTTGAAGATTTGCTGCGCGATGTTCGTCTTGCCGGCACCATCGGCGTATTTGGAAAGTGCGACGGCTATTTTCTGCAATGCATCGGCAGGATCTAGCGTTCGCAATTCTGCGGCGCTGAGGCCAATCTGAGCCAGTGCGCGAGCAGCACCTTTGCTTTCATCATCGGCACCAGCGAGCGCCTTGGTAAGCCGTACAAGCCCAAGCTCAACGGTCTCGAGGCCGATACCGCTGATTCGCGCGACTTGGTCAAGCTTGCTTAAATTTTCGACCGAGCTACCAGTGATTTCCGAAAGATCATCAAGTGCCGCTGCCGCCTGAATGCTTTGCTTGACGATACCGGCGAAGGCTGCAGTGCCGATGGTGACGCCGACCGTGCCGATGATTCTGCCGAGTGCCACGAAAGAGGCGCGCATTCGCTGCACGCTCGCCGCTGTATTGCGTTCGATTTTATTAAGACTATCGCTGAATTGCGCAAAGCGCGCCGCAATGTCAATTTGTAAAGTCGGCATTATCTTTTACGAGAATTGTTTGAAGTATGCGACCGGATCGGCTTCCGCTTCCGGCTCCTCATGCTTCTTGAGATAAGGCATGAAGTCGGAAGGCATCGACGGCGGAACCCCTGCTTTGCGCGTGAGACCGGCGTGATTCGCAATGGTCGCAGCGATAATTCCAGCGCGGAGATCACTACGCATTTGATCCCACGGATCAGTCTGATAGAGCGCCAGCCACAAGCCGAACTCATCTGCGCTCATAGAATTGCCGAGCTCTTCCAGCGTTCGCCCGAGCTGCAAGGCGAGCAACAACGCGATTTTCAACTCGGGACTGCTGTCAACTTTTTTTTTGCGCCTTCCAAATTCATGCCTGACAGGCGTTGGGCAATATCCCAAAGATTCATGGCGGAACTGAAATACTGCGCACCGTAGGCTTCCCATTGCTCTTCGGTGAAGACTGGCTGGCGTTCTGCATCAACTACGCATACCGCGAGCATCGCCGCCACGCGGCCATAATCGTCCCTGAGAGAAAGCGATAGCTTGTCCTTGAGCAATAATCCGCGCACGATGATTTCGCCGCCGAGCTCCTGCACGTCCACAGTTTCTTCTGGAAGCGTTGGTGCGGTGATCTGTGATTTTTTGATTGCCATATGGTTTAGGTTTGATAGACGGTCAATCGACCCTTCGCCGTGATAACGATTGATGTCGTCACCACGTCTTGCGCGGTTCCGCCGGGCGATAATGTTGCCCCAACGAATCCGTTGAAAACGATCTTGTTGCCTGTCGCGAAAGTGATTCTGATTGCGCGCTCACCTTGAACGTCAGACGCCGCTTTTAATGCCGTCTGCGCCGCATCGCTCGGATCCCACAAGTTTTCAAAAGTGAAAGACAGCGCATTGGCTTGGCCAGGAATTTGTTTCTGAATATTGTCGTGGATGGTCGAGGTATCGATGAAATTGAAATCGCCACCGGATGAGGTGACGCCTCTGGCCGTAGACATCGTTGTGCCAAAGGTAATGAGTTCTGCTTCGCCGCTAACGAAAGTGTCGTAATTAGTCGTATTTTCGCCTTCGAGCTCGAACGTATTCGTAGTAACGGCGGCGACCCGAAATACACGGCCATCAAGTTGATGCATCCCTTGAATCGTAAGCTTCACATAGTCGCCATTGGCAAAACCATGGCTTGTCGCAGTGGCGACGCCGGGATTCGCCTTGGTGATGCCTGTAATCGTGTCAGCCGCAGCGAGCGCGGATTGAATCGCGACAGCGACGCCACTCCATTTGTTGATTGCCATGTGAGACTCCTTAGAAATAAAAAAAGCCGCGATTCACGCGGCTCGATGCCAGATCACAAACTCAAGTGTTTATTGCCAGATATCCAAGGCGAGCACTGCTGCGAAAGTTTCAGTTTCTGGATTGAATTCGGGTCGGCGCCCAACTGGGCGCAGTCCGGTTAAAACGATTGCGAGTTCAACAAGGTCAGCCAGCGATTCAGCAGCGACACGAGTCGCGGCTAGACACCACACCTCGAGCGCAACGCGAGTGGCTTGCACTGCGTTCGTATGTATCGTTGTCACGTAATCGGTCCCGGCGCGTTGATAGACGACGGCCGGCAAAACGATTTCCTGCGCGAGCAAATCAGGGTAAATGCGCTGAGCGATGACTGCGGTCACTCCCGCATTCAATCTGAGCGCGTCATAAACTGCGGTTTCTGCGCTCATCGAATACTTCGTTTTGCATTTTCTTTAGCGATGCGCTGCTCGACTTTGGCGAAGAATGCCTTAAGCGCCGCATCCTTACCTTGCGCGAATGCCGGCGCGAGAAATCGGTATTTCGTGATTTTCTGTGCGCCGGAACTAAGAGCGCGCTCGCGTTGCAATGCGCGCGAGCGGCGCCCGCCACGGAAGCCTTTGCCTCGCCCGCGTGGAATCCAGCCATATTCGAGAAAGCGACCATAGAAGGCATCTAGGTTAATTGCGCCGCCTTTACGCTTAACTGCTCTGGCGGCTCGGCCTTGTCTGAAACCGACCATGTAATGCTCTTGACCTCGCACTGAACCGCGACGAGAGCGTTTGACGTATATAGAACGCGCCAGCAAACCGGTTCCCTTCGTGCGTTGCCTGACATTTGAGACGGCCAGCTTTTTGAATACTTGTGCCGCAGCATTCGCGGCAGCGCGCACGGTTCGCTTCTCGAAGTCCTGACCGAAGGCGGCTAGTTGCGCTTTGAACTCAGGGAGATTGTGTCTAACCTCGATCATTCAACCTGCCCAGCTAATGGTTTCTTCTTTCTGCCAGGAATCAACACTTCCGGCGGAATTTGATGTTCAATGCCAATCAATTCGATGACAGTTTTCACGATTTCATTCGGAAGAAGTGTCGTTTCTATCTTTGTGACTCCATGAAGTGGTCGGCCATCATCCAAATAAGCTGTCAAGCCGCTATCATCGACTCTAATCGTTATCTTCGCTTTCTTCAGTTCTGCGCCGTTCTGCACATGAGCTCCATATCGGTTTTGCGTGCGTCAACGTCGATGATTTCGACGATGTCGTATTGCTGATTGCGCCAGTTCACGCGCCAAGCTGAGTTCAATCCAGCCGGTGCGGAGTCATAACGCAGCACGAAGCGCACGCTGATTTCAGATTGCACTTGCTGGGCAGCGAAGAATTCTCTACCACGCAAGGGCTGAGCTTTGGCAAAAACCGTAGTTCTATCAACCCATGTAATAACTTCACCACCGAAGGCATCCCGCAGGACAGACTTCTCTAGCAACGTGATGCGATCACGCATTTGACCGGCGGCGAGCATTTAGAGCGAATAAATTCTGAATGGATCTAAAAGCCCGTCCAAGAAATCGCGCGGCAGTTCATTGATTTGACCCATTGCCGCCGCCTCACGGTTCTTATCCATGGCACCAATTCGCATGAGCATCCAGCGGCGAATTGCCTCCGGCACCTTGGCGACATTGGCGTAGCCCGCCACAAAGCGAATCTTCACCGCGTTCGGTTGTCTTCGAATATCCGGCCAGACTTTATCGTAAGCGGGGAATATTCTTCCCGGCGGACATTTATCGTCATTCGTATCTGCGCCATCGACAACATATTCGCTCGTCGCCAGCGTTTGCGTGGCACCATTCGGATCCACATAAACGATGCTGCTAACACTTTGCAATGGCGGCAGCGGCAAGACAATCTGTCCTCGCCGCCCTAATGTGATCGTGTGTCCATTCCACGGCGGAAAACAATCGAGCGTGAGATCGTAGGTTGCCGTCATCAATTGTCGTCCAGTCTTGTGCTCGGCTAATTGCCGCGCTGTAATGATCATGGAGAGAATCAACGCATCATCTTCCGTGTACTCGATCTTGCCATCGAGTTTCGCTTCATTGGATGTGAGCGGTTCACCGGTTGGTGCAATAATGAGCGCGAGTCCCATTTTCAGAATGCTCCGCTCTCGACGACGAATTCACCTTCCTGTCCGCCCTGTCCAACCCCAGTTGATTGCCAGCGGTAATACCAACGACCAGCCAGATTTGCGACGAGATCAGCATGGAATATGCCAGTTGAATCTCTGGCGAGCTCTGCATTCGTGCCGTAGATATATGTCGTCACAACGCCATCAATGTTGGTGAATTTTATGGAAAGATTCGTCGGATCGATCAGCGCGCCAGCGAGATTCCTGAATTCTCCGAAGACGCGCACGATGTCGCCTTTATCGTAACGATTGATCCCCATTTCATAAATCCTGCTCGGAAGAGGTTACGGCGGTCAATGCGCGGTCATAGGCGGTAATCACTGCTGGCGTGCCTGCGGATAGAATCACCAAATCGGCTGTTCTGCCGGTGAGCAGAATAGCGCCATTGCCTACGGCGAAAAGATGCTGAAATACCGCGGCTCTACCGACGAGTGGTAAGGCTCCAGGTCCAACCAGCAGATTCGTCGCGAATGTCACGCCACGCGGCGTCACGAGGATTCCGCCTTCGCTCGCTGATAGATTCAGTTTGAATGTGCCAAGTTGCCCCGCGAGCACCAGCGCTGCAGCGCTTGAGATTTGTTTCAGCGCAAAGGTCGCTGGCTGTCCGGCAAGTGATAGCGTTCCGACCGATGCCGCAAGCGTGATATTGCCGCCCAAGTTGAGCGCCGCATCGCGACCGGTTGCTGTAAGTTGTCCACGCCCAGCAGCGAGCGCGGTATTAAGTGCCGCAGTTCTCGCGTCCGCGCTGAGCGCGCCTTCTCCGGCGGCTAATACAATCTTAAGCTCGGCTGTTCCGCCGGCAAGACTTAAACTTCCCTTATTTGCCGCAAGCGTCGTATTGAGCGCTGCCGTTTCACCAGTGGTTGTGACCTGAGCTGGTGCCGTTGCCAGCGCGGTATCAAGTGTTGCGGTTCTCGGAGTCGCGGTCAGCGCTGCACTATTTGCGGCGAGCTTGATCTGAAATATCGCCGCGCGCGGAGTTAGCGTTAAATCGCCCTTGCCCGCATCGAGCGTGATCGGAGCGGCGCCGATGATAAAAAACCGTTTGCGCTGAACCGGAACCCAAAGCAATTGACCACGCTCAGTAGTAAGCGTCCCGTTTTCCGTCCAGTTGCGCCCATTGCCCGAAAAATCTTTGGTTCGATCAACACTACGTGGGAATCCAGGGTGCCACGCATGCAACTTGTCGAGGCGGACAATCGGCCTTAAGGAATGCATCTGCCGCCCGATTTCATTTTGAGTGAGAGCGACCGTCCACTCCATCGGGTTCGCGACGCGGGCATGCACGCGTGTGCTAGTGTGATTAATCCGCTGAAAACCATCGAGAGCCGCGCGCGCCGAAACATCATTAGTGTTGGTGATATCGAGAGCGCGATTGATGTAAATTTTTTGGCTGGTATCCGATTCACGGAGCATGGTCAGGTAATACCAGACACCGATGGTGAGATCGCTTCCAGTTACAGTTCCGCTGCCAAACGAAGAAAGCAAAGTGCCATTGGCGCCAACTTGCATCCGCTCCTGCACTGTTCCTGCTGCATTCGACAGGATGAACATGTTTCCCTGCGCGTTGAGATCGGAAACAAGCTGCCACCACGCGCTCCATGTATAAACATCATTGGCATCGAGCAATCCGGTTGTGCGATTGAGAAAATCCCCGCTCGCATCGAAAAGGGTCGAGCCGGATTGCCTCCATACGCGCGCGCGGCGCGGTATGGCAATGATGGTCATGCTGCGGCTATTTTGATGCTTTGCGAATCGCCATCCGCACCGGATGCCGGGATGGTCTGCCCGCTTTTATTGACGAGCACGAAACCGAAGAACTTGGATGGAAACGATACGTAATCGCCCAGCCTGAAATGAAATTCGACTTCGGTTCGGATTCCTGTTGGCGAGTTATCGTAGATCGTCGGCGCCTGCTTGATCAGGATTGCGTCCTTCATTGCGTCGGCATAATCAGAATCGGTGGCCGGATCAATGTTGTCTGTCCATTCCGCGCCATCCTGACTCTCAACCATATAGAGATCGTAGCTGCCAGCCGTTGCGCTCGATGAAATTGGAACAACGATATGAATGTCGTAATCAAGAGCGAGCGTCGCAGAGTTATCGACTTCACCGAATGCAGTCGCCAGATTGTTGGTGTCGGAATGAAGCCGCGAGATATTGGCCAGGACAGTTCGCGTTCCGTAAACGAGATCGCCGGCGGCCATTATGTTTTCCTCAATGCGATTGAGACGTCGGTAGGCGTGATTGCGCCATTCGTTTTCAGCGTGTCGGCGATCTCTTCTGCGCGGCTCCCCGATCTTTTTTGCAGCGCCAACAACGCCGTACGCGTGCCGCTTCCGGCCCCAAACATCTGCTGAAACGATGCGCGCACATTTGGATTTTTGAGATTGACTTCGCCGGCGCCGGTGATCGTCTGATAGCGCAATCGCTCGGCGGCGGAAAGCCCTGTCCAATCGGCAACCACTGTGGCATCTATGATCTCGTGCGCGGGAACGATTGTGCGATCGATCAGTCTGGCGGCATCCACGCGATTCAACGCATCGGCAATCGCCTGATCGTTGCCGTTCGCGATGTGCGGCGCGAGCTCGGAGGCAAGCGGACCTGTTTCTATTTCTGCTTTGAGTGCGACGTAATCCATCTGCACTCCTAGCTCAATTCAGAAACACCCTGCGCGCCAATATCCGCAGTGAAGGTATTGCCGTCAGTTATGGTGAAGGCTGTTTCGTAATCCCAATATCCAAGGAGCGGATCAGCGGGCGAAGTGGGCGTATCGTCATAGATCACGACATAGCGGGCAGGGCCAATGCTGCCGCCGCTCGCCGTCCATGACGGATCTGTGAATGTCAAGCGCCAGATGCCAGTGCCGGCGCCTGTTTCCGCCCACGAAGTGCCGGTTAGCGTGGCCCCGCCAGCCGTGTAACCATTGCCAGCGGTAATTTCGGTGATATCGGCCTTGACTGTATTGGCGGCGGCATCCGGCGCGGTATTGGTGAACATCACCTTGAAGGTATCGTTGACAAGATCATGGATCTTCTTGCCAAGATTGCCTTTGTATTCATGAAAATGAACGAATGTGGCCACGGTTTTTTCCTTGAATTAAATCCGCACAAAAAAACGGGAGCGATGAACGCTCCCGCGATGTTCCTCGTAGGAGGAGGAGTTACTTGTGAGATTTGTTCGCGTGCGTTTCCTTGATCTTCGTTGAGTGCGCAGGCATTGCTTTAGCCTCTTCTTCTTCTGTCGCTTCGTTCTTTTTATGCTTGCGTTTCGCGATACCCATCGCTTCCAGCGTTTTTGCCGTGTCTGGGTCAGTTATGAATTCCTCATCTTTGAATTTCGTGCCGTACGTTCCTGTAGTCTGCCGCTGCGCGACCATCTCGACTACGCGTTCTTGCTCTACCATGATGATCTCCTCAAAAAATCGGGCAGATTTCTCTGCCCGTTTACGTGGATCAGAATGAACCCGTGATGAAGGCCCCGGGCCTGTAGACTGTGAGCGCGAGCCGTTCTTCGGCTCTGATGGCAACCAAATTTTTCACGAAGAAATCGCTATGCTCCGTTGACACTTCCACATTCGCATCCTCGCGATCCCACACTTGTGCGGCCATACGGAACGCGCCAACTAGAAAAGTGCCAGCAGCGATGGCCGCCGTTTCGACAATGGCCCGGCTCCACAGATTGAATGGCTTGCTGGTGTTAGGATCACCGAAGACATATTTATCGGTCGTGTCCTTAACCAATTCAATGTCATGCCAATCCGTTGGGTTTAGGATAATTCCGTCAACCGGAAACTCGGCGAGTCTCGCCTGCAAAATCGCGTGGCGCACTTTGTCAATCTTGGTATCACCGGCGACAGTAAGTGCGGTGTCATAGGCGGTGGCTTGAGGAATAATGCCGAGGACGTTTACGCCAGTCCCGTCGCCCGAGAGTAATTGCGTTTCTTCGACAAATTCGAGTCCCCAAATCAAACGCCCATCGATATAGCCGCGTAGTTGGGCCATATCGTCCAAAACCTGCTTCGTAGCAGGAATCCAATGCGCGATGGTGCGCACTGGCGCGGTTGCGACAGTGAACGTCAGCGCGCTTTCAGGCTTTGCGATTGTTTCAGCCGTTGGCGCCGCCGCGTTCGTGTATACGTTTTCCTTCACGTATTCGATCGCGTTGGAAGTGGTGTTACCTTGCGCCATCAAGTCGCGTACTCGAAACTGCCGAAGTTGCGGAGTGATAATGCCTTCCAAGCGTTGTGCGCGGAGCACCGTGCCAACGGCCGCTGAGGTGATCGTCGTTTTTTGTTGCAGACTCGGCACCTTCAACACCGCAGAGCCGCGACGAGTCTTTAGCAGATGCTTGAAGTCGTCGCTATCGGTGAATTGCTCACCGAGCGTTTTTTCCGCAGTATTTGTTTCTGGCGGCGCAGAAATCTTCTGCTCCAAAAGAAACAGGCGATCCGTCAATTTGTTGTATTCCGCCTTTACCGCTTCGAGCTCTGCCTTCGCGGCAGCACCCGCCTCGCCCTTGGTCTTGATTTCGTCGAGGACTTTTTTCATTGCCTCGTCGCGGTCGTGCATCGTTTGCTTGATCAGCTCAAGCAGATCTTTCGCTTCCATTTGGTTTACCCTTTCAGAAATGTTGGTGAATAGTTCTTGAGCCAGTCATGAACCGGCTGTAAAACGGCTTCGTCACCAGCATCCCGCTGGGTTTCTAACGCCTTGAACCCACGCGTGGCGATGATAGTCGCCTCGCGTTTTGAGAAACCGCCTACTTCCCGTAGAAAGCCCTCAAATTCTCTAATCGTTTCAATATCGCAAGCCTTGACGCTCGAAATCAGCGCCTTCGGATTCATACCGAATGTCACCACGCTGACTTCCCACAACTTGAGTTTGGTCAGACGCCGAACGTTTTTGTCCATTTCTGCGCCGCCAGGGAGCACGTCATAGCCGACGGATAGACCGTCGAGCGTGCCATCCTTCATAAATTCATAAACTTCGCGCACGCGCGGAACCCCGATGTTGAGCTTTGCTTTGAGTTTCATTCCGCGGTCGTTCTCGTGGAGCATCCCCTTGCCTAACCACGCGCTGAATTGATGTTGCATGAGCACGCGGATTTGCCCATCTTTGGTCAAAGCGAATTCTTTGAAAGCGCCATGCTCGATGATGTCGCCGCCCATATCCACATTGCCGTACGTGGCGGCATATCCTTCAATCTCGCCTGTCGCCTCAATCGTCTTGAACTCCTCGATCTGGAAATCCATCGTTAGCATTTGTCTGCTCCTGAAAAAGAAAAAGCCGCCAAAAGGCGGCTTTGCGCGCGGCGGTAAATTCTCTTATCTGGCGCCAACGTATTTGACAGTCACAGTCGGCGTGGTGCCGCCGGCCAAGGCAGATAAGGTGCCTCGCACATAACGCGCGGGCTTATCGACGCCATGCGCTGATACGACGGAAGTGCAGGTTGCAGCGGTGATGATAGTGAACCAATTTGTTCCATCGAGACTGCCTTCCATCGTCAATGTACAACCGCTCGGGCCACCAGTCGGAACAACCGTCACCGTGTGATTGTTCATCACCGCTTCGGTGTCATAGCTCGCCGTCGAACCATTCGCCGACAATGCAGTGAAAGTAACGCCCGCACTATTGCGATAACGCTTCGGTATGGTGATCGTGTCGGCAAATAAACTGCTGGCGAAGATGACCGCAACCAAAGCTGCCGCCAATTTCAAGATAGTTCTCATTCTTTACACTCCTTCAGTTGGGTTAAAAAACTCAAGCCGCCAGCAATTGCTCTTCATCATCGATCCGGCGCGCGCGATCAATGATTGTTTCTGCCTTACCATTTATTGCGGGCTGATCGCTTCTTTCGCTTACGAAGCGGCCGTCAATCTGGTAAATATCGGAGTTCTCATTTCCGCCTAGTGCACCGCGCAGATATATTTCGCCAACGCTGGTGAATGCATCGCTTGTTTCCCGGGCATTTCCCTTGCCAGCCAATATCACTTGGCCGCAGCAAACAAAATCGTCGCTGATCTCTTTGGCGATTAAACCGCCGCTGATAGCTGGCTGTTCCTCACGGAATCCGCCAAAACTTAAGAATGTCCCGCTCGCGTTGAATGTATCTGCGGTTTCTACCGCAGCGAGTTGACCGCTGACAATTATCCCGCCCTGTTCCTGCGTCGGATCATGCGAGGTTAACGCGCCCGCGTTGCGCAACGGGTCGTTTGTCCAGCGCGTACTCACGTCACCGTTTCAGGCCAGATGAAGGACTGACCCGGCGAGCTATCTGGGTGCAACGCAGCGAGATACACCAACGCGTCCACTGCCGCCGCCCCGGTATATTCCATGTCAATAAATCCGGCGGCATTGCTCGTGGCGACAATCTTGGTCTCTCGGCTCATCCATGACGCATTAGCAACGTTGCCACCTTGATGCGAGAGCGCGGCGCACTTGACTGCAGTGGTCGCGACAGCCGCGCCCGCTGCGTTCTTCAGCGTGAAGCGCAAGCGCTTCGTAAGCGAATTGGTAACGGTCGCATTCGTGATCGTGTCCACTTTTACGCCAGTTGAAACTGACGTGGAATTGCCGACTGAGCGATCATATGAATATGTGATGCTCTGCCCGTTTTTGACCAACACCGGCACACGAAATACCCAACTCGCCGTGTCACTGCCGCTGCGGTAGGTTGTCGTCTGGGCAACGCCATCAATCTTGATTGTGTGGCCAGTCGCCACCCCGTCCACGGACAATGCCGCATCCTGCGCGGATTCCGTGAACGTTATCGTAATATCTTGGTGCGGCGTATCCCAATTGCGTCCTGAATCCACGGCCGAACCGGACGAGAATCGCGGCGGAATCGTCCACGGCGCGATGACTTGCGCGTCCGTTGTACCGGTCTGAATGTCAAGCGAACCAGTGAGCGCAAGCGTGTTGCGGAAGCGATAGACAACTTTTAGCCGGTCGCCAGCCGCCCATGTCCCGAGGTTGATCGCGGTAAAGGCGAACGTCTTGACGCCAGGCGTTCCCGCTTGCTCGGCAGCGAACGCGCTGATTGTTTGCTGAACCCCGGCAGAATTGATTCTCGCGACGGCCACCGACAGATTGATCGTCGCGAGTCCTAAGCCTAGAACGCTGACCTCGACCGTGTAATCTCCGGTTACACCATCATCATCTGGGTGTCCGGTATCGGTAAATCCAAATGAATCTTCAGTGGCATTGCCCGCGACTGAGATTGTAATCGACCCGGCGGTCTCAGTACCGACCTGCAAGCGCTTCGAGAAATCCGCGCCGCCGCTTAAATCAGAATTGGCGGCCCGTAGAACGTAGGTTGTGGTCACGCGTGCGTTATGCTTGCGCTGCTCAATTGGACAAGGAGCCCAACCGACGAGATATTCGTCGTCGTCAATTCAATGTCGGCGCCACTGCCGGCAACGCCCACCGTAAGGCCGCTCACGACAATGCCGCCGCCAGATTCCTTTATCCGCGCCATTGATGCGCTTCCGATTGCGATGTTGCTGCTCGTTTTCGGAAAGCCGCTGAAGATGAGCACGCCATTCACTACATTGGCGCAAGGATCCTCGAGCAGGTAGCCGACCAGAATCACGTCATCTGAATCTAGGATTTCAAGCGTTCCAGCTTCCGCGCCGGAATCAATGTCATCGCGGACTGCGGCGAGACGAGTGTTTTTCAGGCTCGCGCGGTAAACGACAGCCATCTAATTTCCTTCAGGCGGATGTGCGCCATTGCCTTTGAGCGCATTCGCTTCCTCTTCGTCTATTTCGCGCTGAATTGACTGCTTCGCCAACAATGTTTGCGGATCGCGCGAAATGATTTCAGTCAGAACCGCGCGCTTAGGCGGAGTGATAAGCGTCACATCAGTTTTCGCGCCTTCAACACGTACATCAACTTGCACCGGTTTCTGCTCCGGCATCGTCACCGGATGGCTCAAATGTATATTCAAAGGTTGCCGCATTTCGATTGGTTGCGGCGGTGGCTGCATCTTCCATGAGAGAACTTTAAGCGCCTCCTCAAGCAACTCTCTTCTCGCGGCTGGTGCCGGAACCGGTGCCGCTGGCACACCAAGTTGATCGAGCGGAGTCAGATTGACCTGCACCGTATATTCCTCGCCGCCTTCGATCCTGTTCATGTTTTCTTTGGCGCGCACTTCGTTGCGGTTCATCCATCCGTTTTGCAGCGCCGCCGAATAATAAGCCGTGCGCGCGGCTGAATCTCCGCGGAGCAATCCATCGAGATTGAATTCGGCGAAGTGATCGCTGCCGGCCTCGAAAAGCTTTTTATTGATGCGCTGCTCCCACCGCGTGAGATAGGGGCGCAGCGTATACATTGTAAATTCAATACCTTGATTCTCAATATTTGAGAATGTCGCTCTGTCGAGCTCGAATACCATATGCGGCGGCGTTCGGAAAATGCGGCAGATCTCGACCACGGAAAACTTCCGACTTTCGATAAATTGGGCCTCATCTGGCGGAATGCCGGCCGCCACGTAATCAATGCCGCCCTCGAGCAACCCCAACTTGTGTGGCTCACCCTGATGGAGATTATTGAATACATCGAGCATCTGCGTGCGCTGAGCGGGATTCAAAAATTGCGGCACCTTGAGATAACCGCCAGGCCGAGCACTGTTCTCGAAAAACTTCGACCCATAGGATTCCTGTGCCTTGGCCAGACCAAGTTGTTCTTGTGCGTAGCCGATTGGCGACAAACCCAACTCACCATCCCCGAAACCGCGTAAGTGAAACATGTTCTCTTCGCGGATCTCTCTGACTTTTCCATCGTAGGAATAACGATAGAATCGCACGCCGTCCTTGCGTACACGGCTGACCTGCTGTGATCGTAACGGCGTCAATGAAATAGGTTCGCCGCTCACAACCGAGCGCGTGATTTCCGCATATGAATTACCGCACGTGACGAGGCGCATTTGCATCGCCTCAAAAAATTCAACCGGCGTCATCAATTCATTCGGCGCACGCAACAATTTTGCTACCGGATGATTTTGATCCTTGGTCTTGTTGCCTTGGCTATCACGACGATATACCGCGATGGGCAGGCTTCCGATCGTCTCGGTGATCAAACGCACGCAACACCAGACGGCACTTAAGCGCAGCCATGTTTCTTCGACGTCGCTATAAACGCTGCCGCCCTGCCAGCTCTTGCCATATTTCCATTTCCAGTATTCTGGATCGATGAGATTGAATTTCTTCCCCCATCTGAAATATTGGCGGCGAAACCAGCCCGATTTTTGTTCTTCAGCTGGGACTAGCAAATAATTTGCAGCGTTGTGCATCAATAATCTTTTTTTCAACCGACCGTGAGCGGTTGCGCGAGGAAGTCATCAATTGACCCGCCGTCCTTTTGAACTATCGCGCGACCGAAGCCCATAGTGAGTGCTACGATCCCGTCAATCTTCTGTTCCGGTTTTTCCTTGGAGGGCACCATTAGTCCTTTTTTCGATGGCCGACCCACTGTATTAGCCGCTTCCCACGCGAGCAGAGGATTGGCGTCGTGATGCAATCGTGCGTCTTTGAGCGCCGTATTGATCTCATCCATTGGCACCGCCATGTTCTGCGGTGTCTGCGGATATTCAACGAGCACTATGGATTCCGCGATTTCCGCATGGATCCTTTGTGCAAGATGCGTCGCGTTGTACGGGTCATAAATGATTTCTTTCGGATTGAATCGCTTTGCGAGCTCAATCACATCTTCCTTGATCGTTTCGTAATCCACCGTGGCACCGTCGGTCACGGTGAGATGCCCATCGATCATCCACTTGCGATAGGCGGCCTGATTGCTTGTCCCTTCTTCGAGCGTTTTTTCCGGTAGGTAATGCTTCGCGAAGCAGTACCAATGATCGAGACCGTTTAAGCGTTTGCGAAAGAGTTGTACGAATGCACATAAGTCCGACTTTTGCGCTAAGTCGAGAATGAACCAGCAGTCCTCACCTTGTAATTCCTCGATTTTCAGCATGGCATCACCAGCCACTTGCCATTGCTTCAAATTGATAAGCCCGGCCCGCGCCTGCAGCCAGACGTTCAGGTGTTTAGTCTTGAACTTCGCCTGCTCGTGCGTATTGATGATGGCTTGGCGCTGTTTCGCCTGCAGGAAGTCCCCGAAAACCGAGACATCATAATTTGGGTTTGCCTTGGGCAAAACCTTGGGATCGAAAGGGTCGTCCTTTTCGTCGATCGAGTAGATGATTCCAAAAAGCTCATCGTTCTCGATGACGCCTTCAAGCACGCGTCGGACTTCCAAATGCTTGTTGTAACAAGGGCCAGCGATATTATCGCCAGCGGTCGTAATGATGACATTCATGGGCTGCTCACGTGCGCCCATGCCGGTCGTCATCGTGTCATACATGTTTGGCGTATCGTGCTCATGATATTCGTCAATGATCGAGCAGGACGGAGATGCACCATCCCCGGGATTGCCGATGATTGGCTCAAAGCGCGATTCATCCTCCAATCGCACCAATGATTTCGCCCATACTTCGACGCCGAGTTCCGTGCGAATATCCGTTGCGCGCTCGAGCATTTGTTTGGCTGGGCGGAAAACTTCCCACGCCTGTTTCTCTGTAGTTGCGCCGCTGTAGACTTCTGCGCCAAATTCTCCGTCGCAGCCCAGCATGTAATCGCCAATGATGGCACCCATTGTTGATTTCGCGTTTTTTCGCGGGATCTCATCGTAGATTTCGCGGAAGCGGCGCAAGCCATCGCTCTTGCGCTTCCAGCCGAATGGCACACCAAGGCAGAATGATTGCCATGGCCGTAATCGGATTAATTCTTTATCGCGCGCCCACTTACCTTTGACGTGCGGCAATAATTCGGCAAACGCGCAGATTCGCTCGGCCGCCGCTTCGTCGAAGTAATAGGGATAATTCTTTTTTTTCGAACGCTTGAGATCGTCAAGATGACGCTTGCATGCAAGGCGGACGTATTTGCCAGCGGGGATCTTCTTGGCTACAACATCCTTCGCATAGCCAATAAGCGCTTCAATATGAGGGCGCACATTAGCCCGCGTCCAATACTGCGCGCAGACGCGATTTCTCCTGTTTTTTCTTCGTGGTTGTGACTCTGGCGCGACTGGTCGGCGTCATCCCGAATTCGCTCATCATTTTGATCATTTGATCGAAAGCGTCCTTTGCGACTCTCAAATATGGGGACCGCATTGGATAGCCGGTCTTCGGATGTTTGACGATGGGTCCGTGTTTGATGACGATATCGTTGGCGCTTTTCCATTGCACGAATGCTTCACAGTAGATCGCGAGCGCGGGCGCGTCGAGCTTAGTCAACAAACCGATTTCTTCCAATTGCGTCGCGATGGCGGGCCAATGTTCTTTGGCCACATCGGATAACCATGCTGGCATCTCAGCGCCGAATTCGGGCTGCGGCTCGTTCTCAGGAAGCGGCCGTTTGCCGGGATTGCCCCGAATGATTTTCAGATGCGTCGGGACGGGTTTTCGACCTCTCATTTATGGCCTAACTCCTTGATTTACGTTGGTTAATAGTCCTTGCATTCCCCTACGGCTCCTATACAATGAAGTCAGTAACACCCGCGCCTCGGGGACTTTCAGGGGTAAAAGGACAAAAATGAGCAGACAGGAACAAATCCGCTGGACAGAGGAACTTCGCCAGCACGCCTTCAAAATCTCAGACTATCACCGCGAAATGGTCGCAATTTACTATGCCAGACTCGTTAAACGATTCGGAATTGAAGCTACACTTCGCCGAATACCCGCAATAAAACGAATAATATGGACACCGCACGGTCTCGACATACTCATCCGCCATTAACGAATCACGAGGACTAAATCCCGCATCACCCGCGCCTCGGGGACATTCAGGGGCAGGAGAAAATTCAAATGTCACATGAAATAGATTTCAGCAATGGCCGCGCTAACATGGCGTTCGTGGGCAAGACGCCTTGGCATAATCTCGGGACCGAGCTCCAGCCAGACGCAGATGTCGATTCTTGGCGTCAAGCCGCAGGTCTCAATTTCTCAATCAATCGCGCCCCCATCGGCATGCGCGTCAACGACGTTTACATTGACGCTAATGGGCTTGAGCGCGTCGTTCTTTACCGCTCGGATACGCAAGTGCCGCTCTCAATCGTTTCTAATCGGTATCAAATCGTCCAGCCGGGCGAGGTGCTTGAATTCTTCCGCGAGCTCGTCGAAGCGGGCGGATTCAGATTGCACACCGCCGGCTCGCTTTTCGGCGGCAAGAAAATCTGGGCACTGGCCGAAACGGGCCTCAAAGGCACGGTCAGCGTCCCCGCTGACAAGGTGGGCTGCTATCTGCTGCTCGCGACGGCGTGCGACGGCTCGCTCGCAACCACCGCGCAATTCACCACTGTCCGCGTCGTTTGCAATAACACGCTTACGATGTCCATTCGCGATGGCGAATCAACACGCGAACATGTGCGCGTCCCGCATTCGACCAAATTCGATCACGCCAAGGTTAAATCCGAGCTTGGGCTAGTCGTTCAAAGCTGGGCGAGTTTCATCGAGCAAGCGAAGGAACTTGCCAAGGTCAAACTGAGCGACACGAAAGCGCTCGCCGTCCTGCATCAAGTATTCGAGGACGTCTTTGAGAAAAAACAGGACGCGCAAGAATTCGCGAAACTGCCGACTACGCATCGCATCATCGATCTTTACAACGGTGGCGCGCTCGGGTCAGAGCTTGAAAGCGCAAACGGCACGGCATGGGGGTTCGTCAACGCGATCACGCAATACTACGATCACGAGAAGCGCGCGCGCATCGATGACAACCGCCTCGCATCAGCTTGGTTCGGTCAAGGGCAAGCGGTCAAAGCCGCCGCCTTCCACCGCGCCATGGAACTCGTTGCCTAATATCACAGGGGCGCCGTGGGAGGCGCCCCATTTCCTTCAAGGAGAAATCAAATGACCGGCGAAACAGGAATGCTCGAACTCGAAAGACTCTATCTCATGACACTCGCCAGAGCCGCCGAGGCCGCAGGCTACGCTTCGGTGCTGCAACAACTCGAAACGAATACTGGCCGCCTATGGCTCGTGCCGGACAGCGGCACGACGCAACCGCACGGCTGCCTCTCATTCAAATTCGAGCGCGACGCGGTCCAGCTTGGCATCGAATTTCGCGACGGCCGCACGCCAGCGATCGGCAAAACCATCAGCTATGCCGAAGGGTTGGACACATTCGGCAGAGAATTCCAACGTGCATTGAGCGCGAATCGCCTCGCGGCACCGCGCAAAAAAGTTGCTTGAGTCTCCGCACCCTGCGCCTGCCACAAGCGGGCGCAATCGCGGCGATTTTCGCCCACACCTGCACCTCGGGGTTAAACAGGGGTAGGAGAAAGAAAATGTCTACTATCACCATCCCCGCAAACAAATTGCTCGCGCTTGAGCCGTTCATCGCGAAAGACGATGTTCGCTATTATCTGAACGGCGTGAATGTCGAAGTGCGCGAGAAAGATACTCTGCTCGTCGCAACCGACGGGCATCGTCTGACGATCATTCGCTGCCACAAGGAAGAATGTGACGATGCGCCTAATGGAACGAATTTCATCCTGCCGTGGGATACGATGACCGCGGCGTTTGTTAAAGCGACCGCCAAATGCCGTATGGGGGATTTCATCGTCAATTACCCTGATGATGCCAGCGCGTGCGAAGAAGTCGCTTTGGTTTCAGCGGCTGGTCGGCAAATCGTCAAATTGATTGACGGCAAATTCCCAGATTGGCAGCGCGTCGTGCCTAGCAAACCAGCGCCGCTTACGAATATTTCGTTTGACGGTCGCTATTTGGCTGACTATGTAAAGGCACTCAAAGCGTTGGGGCGCCCCAGATGGTATTCCACCAGCCTGGCTTTTCATGGCGATGGGAATTCCGTGCTCGTTAGCATCGGCGATCCTGATTTCATCAGTGTGCTGATGCCGATGACGGCCGATATTGCTGTGCTGCCGGAATGGCTGAATCCGACTGAACCTGCGAGCGACGAAAGTCAACAACTTCAGGAGGCCGCATGAAAAATCCGAAGATTCTTCGATGCGGCTATCGCTATGAAATCCGTCCGCGCTCTCGGCTTGACGATTACGGTCATTTTCACTATGTCATTCCGGCACATTACGCTGATGGATGCGATTTGGGAGATTGTTGGCTCGTCGATCTTGCCGGTAATGTCCATCCTGGATACAACGTCTCGCCGATTCCATTCTGCGCTAGTTCACTCAGAAATGGCGTGCCGTTGCCTCCAGATTTCGAGCTATACGGTGTCTCACACTAACCGCAAGCCCTCGCGATTGCCTCACCGATTGGTTGACGAGCTCATGCTCGCTCTCGATCAGGCGTTGGGGCATCTTGAACAAACGCCCGATCGAGGCATCGCCGTGCAACAGGCGATTGCCTTCGGTCGGCGCGTTCTTTCCGAGGCGCGTCGTCGATTGCGGGAGCGCCAATCATGAGATCGCTCTGGTTCAAACAATGTTACGTTGAGGATATTCTCACTGGTCGCAAAACGGATACCATTCGCAAATCGAGCTCGCATGTCCCAAAGCCTGGGCAGATCGTCGCGTTCTCAGTCGGCGCGAGAAAGCCATTCGCCACCGCAGAGATTCTTTCTGTCGAACCGATCGCACAGATCTCGGAACACCGACTTGGCGATTTACGCGAAATTTACGGCACGATCCCCAATAATCTTCTGTGCATCACCTTCCGCCTTCGCTGACGGTCCCACGTATTTGAATGAATACGTGCGGACCTTTTTTCTGAAACCGCCTTTTCTTTCCATGTTGCCGCCTGGCGCCGGCGTGTCCAATTGAACGCTCGTCAATCGCCATTCCGGGTTTTTGCTCATCGCGTGAAAGACTGGCGCTGAGCTGTACTTGCCGCGGATTTCGTATCCATCGCGTGCCATGATCGCGCTCGTCGCGTTAATCATGAGAATGCCGAGCCCGAGTCCGCAATAATCCGGGTGAATGACCGTGCGATTGAAATGCATCTGCATCGGCGCACGTTTGTTTTTTCGGCGTGGCACGTAATTGGCGAAGCATTGAAAGCCAATCTGATCCGAACCGTGAAATAGCCCGAACGTACGAATGCGCCCGCCAGGCAACCGCTCGGTCAGATAGTGATATTTGCTAAAGTAACGCCACGTGCCTCGATCGACTTCTCGAACATCGAAGGTGAGTTTTTCTTGGCGTTGAAAGCTTCGCCAAAGTAACCTCCGATCAACGTATTCCTGTTTGTTGCAATCAATGATCCAATCCGGGTTTAGCCATTCGATCACGTCATAGTGGCACGATAAAAGCACGATGCTTCGTTGAACTCGGCGCGCGTGCTTTTGGATGCAATGGCTCATGACCTTGGCGACCGTGCGGTCCACGACGCTCGTCCATTCGTCCATGATCGAAATGCCGTCTTGTTCGCAACTCATCTGCAACGCCGCCTCGGCTCGAGCTTTCTGCCCGTTTGAAAGCGTATATGCCGGCCGTATCCAACAGGGCACCGATGTCAGACCAACGCCTGAGAGTGCGCTCGCGCATTGTTCGTATGTCCACGATTCGGGGAATTGCTCAATCACTGGCGCTTCGTTGCGCAGCAGCGCGCCGAAACAATCCTCGCCCCAAATATGCTTCGCGAGAGTTGTCTTGCCTGATCCACTGGCGCCGACGATCAATCCTAGATTGAATGGCGTTTGCAGATCCGCCTCGACGCGAAAGTGGTGAATAGATTTCTTCTCAGCGTCGATGTCTAGCGAATTCGCGGCCTTGATGCAACGGAAGGATTTCGAAATCGGCGAAGTGAGCGTCAATTCATGAGTTTGCACGTATGCCCGCGCTCCTGCATTTCCTCGAATATTTTTTGTTGTTCATGCTCGTTCTGACACGTCACCAACACATAGAAACCGTTCTCGAGTTTCACATCTTTGACCGGCGCATCGTTGGGCGTGCCGATCAAATCATTCAATTCCTTTTGTTCGAACCCCAAAACCGAGATGTCAAATTCGGCGTCCCGCAGATCGTCAATTTCAACCGTTAGAAGATCGAAATCCCATCCGGCATTCAGCGCGAGTTTATTGTCCGCGATGATATAGGCGCGTTTCTGCGCTTCCGATAAATGGCAGAGATCGATGCAAGGGACCGATTCGAGTTCAAGTTTGCGCGCCGCGAGCAGCCGACCGTGGCCGGCTATCACGCCATTATTCCCGTCGAGCAGAATCGGGTTCGTAAAACCGAATTCTCGAATGCTGGCGGCGATTTGAGCGATTTGAGCATCAGTATGGGTACGCGCATTACGAACGTATGGGATCAAATTCTCGATCGGCCGGTAGATCACCGATAATTCGGAATTTTGCGGTGCTGTCTCAGAATGTCCCAATTGTGCGTCCGAAAAAATCGAGC